ATCGGCCGGCGCCGGCCCGCGCAGCGAGATGCACTCGCGTTGCAAGTCCAGCATTTGGCTGCCCAGCCCCTCGATCGCGGCCACGTACAGGGCGCGCCTCCTCTCCAGATTTTTCTGCGCGTTGCGGCGCAACTCCACCTCGCCGCTGTTTGCCGCCAGCAGCTCACCCACGCGCAGGTCATGGCGCGCCTTCTGGTCGGCCAGGGCCGAGGCAACGGCCGATCTCACCCCAAGGGGAACATCGAACCCCTCAAGCGCCTGCGCTGCCTCGATATCGGTGCCGGGCAGCACGGACTCCCAATGCACCCGCATGATCTCGATCAGCGCCGCTTTGATGGTCTCGATCGGGTCGCCCTGTCGTAGCATAGCGTCCCGCGCCAGCTTGTCGTTTAGCTCACGGATGAGCCTCATCATTTCATCGGTCATGTCATGCCCTCTCGTTGCGACCCGGTCACCCTACGCCGGGCCGCTGATCTTCACAATAGGTTGGTTACAGGTACTTGTGGCCGCGCAGGAAGCGATACACGCCGTAAGCCGCTTCCTCCGGGGTCTGCGCCAAGATCGCCGCCCGCTGCCCATTGAATAGGGACGCGATGCATTCGACTTGCTGCTGCCCCTTCTGCATGATCACGCCCCGATATGGGTGTCGCTGAAAATGCACACTCGCGACGTTGGGGCTGCTCAGGAGGTAGCGCAGCGCGTCGTGCGGCTCCAGGAAGTCAGGAAGCTGCACGGGCAGCCACGCATCGTGTGGGTCTTCGGTCTTGGCGATCGGCAGCTTGAACAGGTCGATCTTGGGGCCGTGCCTCTCCAGCCGCTCGGCTGCCAGCTTCTCCGGCGGTGCCGGGTCTTTTCCTTTATCCGACATGCTCAACCCTCGTAGACAGGCATGGCGCGGGGCACCAGCGCGTTGCAATCGCCCACGCGGGCCGGCAGCTTGCGCCGCAGGCCGGTGAAGGGCTCAGGCCCCAGGTCGGTCGGCCGCTGGCCCTCGTACACCTCCCAGCCGGCGTCGAGGTACTTTTGCAGGGCTTCGGCCTGGCGCTTCTCGTGCATCGCCTCGGGCTCGTTGAAGTTCTTCGGCGTGCGCGGCATGTGCCGCCGCTCGTAGCCGTCGCCATCCCACTCCCAGGCCATGCAATCACTGCCCTGGCAATGGTGGAAGTTCCCGCCCCGGCTCATCAGCGGGCAGATCAGCTTGACCGCGTTGGCCTCACTGCGCATAGGCATCATCGTCTCCCTTCAAGAATTCGACCACCTCATCCCAGCGATCGGTGATCTGCTGGAGCGCGTCCTTCGCAGCCTTCTCGCGCTCCATGGTGGCTTCCCAGCGCATCTCATCGACCAGCGTATCCAGCTCATCCTGGATCAGGCTGTCGATCACGTCCGGCGGCAGCGCGTCCAGCTCCCATGAGCTGTCGCCATGCTCTTCCTGGTACGCCTCGAAACGGCTGTCGGTTTGCTTTGCCGGGTTCGGCGGCGGGTTGTATTCCTCGACCTGCTCCATGTTCAGGGCCAGCCGGCGGACCTGGACGCCGTGCCGGGCGAACATGGCCATCCGGTCGGCGTTGTCGCGGGTCATGTCAATGCCGCTCGGGTCGTGGTCGCCGAGGTGTAGCACGATGGGGACGCGCCCGCCCTTGCGCACGCGGGCGAACCGCTTCCCGGCGCTGTAGGCTTCCGACTGTGAGGTGTAGCCGCGGCAGGCGAAATACGGCACCCGCATCTTGCGGCAGACGGGCTCTATCACGCCGACAAGCGCGTCCTTCTCAATCCACACCTCGGGCGCGTGATCCTGCTCAAGCCATGGGTTCTCGGCGTACTGGTCGGCGATGGCCTGCATGATGTCTTCCGGGCTCTCCCAGGCCGAGGGCGCCCGCACGTTGCGCGTCCGATCCTCGATCGCGTCCCAGTCCATCTTGCCGGCCAGGCGGGCATCATTCACGATGCTGCCGAGGCGCTTGTAGCTCTGCACCGTGTTCGGGATGATGGCCTTGGCCACCATCTGGTAGTAGAGCTGCCGCAGGGTCAGGACGAAACCCATCGCCTGATACTCTTCGATCACCCGGTTACAGGCTCGTATCAGCGCCTTGCTCTCGGGCTTGAAGTCACGCCCGACGAAAAACTCTGTCGCCATTGGTTTGCCCTTTCTCAGAGGCGGCTATACTACGCCTAACCCCACTGCGTCGCCATGGCCTCTGCGATGCCGGGGAAAAACCGGCTGCGCTCGCGCCACCGCTCCGGGTTCCACCCCGTCGACCGATGGATCACCGACCATGCCTTGTGGTCAGGCGTGCCGGGCTCGGGTGGCATCAGCTTGGCGGTCGGCTGGAGCGGCGGCAGGCCGCGCAGGTACAAGCCGGTGCCCTTGAACACGGGCTCGCCGAACCACCACTGCTGAACGGTCTGCGCGGGCTTCTGGTAGTTCACGATGCGCGCCTTGGCGTGCCGATGCATGATTGGGTTCTCGACGCACACGCGCGGGATGGGGGCGTTCCAGAAGGCCGAGAACAGGGCCGCGCCCTCTTCCAGCTCGGCCCACATCTCTTCCATGGTGCGTCCCGGTGGCGGGACCGTGAGCCACCGCACGCCGCTATTGCACAGCCGGGTGCAGGGCGGGTGCGCGACCATGAGCAGATCCCACCCATCGTTGAGGTGGTCCCGAGCGTCCCCCGTGATGTGGTGGTTGGACCGATCCTCGGCGGGCAGCAGGTCGCAGCTCCATGCATCGTGGCCGCGGGCGGCGAACGCGCGCCGCACCGTGCCGCTGAATTCGCAGGCGATCAGGACGCGCATGATCAGATTTCCGTGAAGGGCGCGCAGCCCTCGCACATGATCTCGCCCGGCGCGATCTCGACGCCGCAGGCGCCGCACTTCGGCGCGGGCGCTGGCGCCGCAGGCTTCGGCCGGTAGTCGCTCCAGCCCTTCGTGCCGCGCAGCTCCCAGAGCTGATCGGCGCTGTAGTGGCCGTCGTAGATGGCGCGTCCCTTCCAGGTGAACCGCTCGCGGGTCTCATGTTCCTCGAATGCCAGCACCGCCATGAGGGCCGTCTGGACCACCTCGGACTCGGTCATCCACTGCGACAGCAGCCACTTCCGGCCCTTCTGCGTCTCCATCACGCCGGTGGCGTTGCAGGGCAGCTCGGCGGCGACCTGTAGGAACAGGCTGCCGCCGGTCTCGCCCACGATGAAGCCGTAGGGCGAGCACGACACGTCGGCCAGGATGGCGCGGAACCGCTCCAGCAGGGAGTGGAGGTGCAGGCGGCGTTCCTGATCGGGTGTGTGGGTGATGGCGCGCTCATAATCAGTCGTCATCGGTCGGCGCTCCCTGCTGGGGTGGTGGCAACTCGCACGGAATGCACCGTGGCCGGCTTGCAATTACCCGTCCGCTCCCAAAAACTGTTGTGACGATCCACAATAGCTCGGGCCTCGGACGCGGACTCCGCGTCGACATATTCCATGGTGCAGTACTGCACCCACTGGCGAAGCTCTATCTCGTAACGCGGCATCTCAACCCCCCTTCGCAGTCGTGGCGTGGGCCAGGGTGGCGCGGAACCGCTCCAGCAGCAGGTTGAGGCGGCGGGCGTCTTCGGGATCGAGGTGTTCGGTGCTCACTTCGGCTTCCTCGCTCGCTTGGGTTTCGGCGCGCCCTCGGCCAGGGCCGCCTCTTGCCGCTTCAGATCGGCGATGTGCGGCCCCAGATCGGACAGCGGCGGCCCGGCGGACAGCATCTCGGGCGGGTGCCTCATAGCGTCCGCTTTCATCTTCTCGACGCCGCGAACAAAGTCGGCGATCTCCAAGGTGTGGGTCGGCGGCACCAGCGCGTCCAGGATCACCTCGCCCGCGGCCTGGATGGCGCCCTTCACCAGCGCCTCTTCGGGCGTTTTCTGCTGCCGGAAGAAATCCATCAACCCGCTGTCGTGGGTCAATCGCGGCTCCACCTCAAGGCCGTGGTCGGCGATCGGCTCCAGCACGATCCAGAAGCCCAGCAGCTTGGCCCAGCGGAACAGGTTCTCAAGGGTGGGCCACGCCTTGCCCGTCTCCCAGGCCGTGAGGCTCTGGCGGGTGATGCCGATGCGGCGCGCCATCTCGGACAGGCTGATACCCTGCTGCACTCGCGCCTGCATCAGCTTGCGGTATAGCGCGCGCATGGCGCCGGCCGCGCTGGTCGGCTTTTCGTCGGTCATTTGATGCCCTCAGTTAAGGGTGGGAGCGCCGGGCTTGCCCGGCTTGTGGACCACGGCCATGACGGTGTTGCGATCAGCCATCAGGGCCAGCAGGATGCGCGCCATGCCCTTGCGGCTCACCGGGTTCCCGCGGGCCAGCTCATGCCCCAGGATGTTCTGGAGCGCGATCACATGGAGCCGCATTTCCGCGGCCATCGTGGTGACCGCACCGCAGCCGCACGGGCAGGGGATGGGTTGGTTGATCATGTCGTCGGGCGCCACGATGGTGCTGCCATCGTTGCAGGCGATCGACATGTGCAACATGTGCGGGTCGCCGATGGGTCCGATGTTCTTCATGGGAGATGCCCTCTCGTTGGATCTTCACGATATGGGAGTCGCGCCAATGTGTAAAGCCCAAACTGCATCATCGTCACATTTTTGATCTCATCGATCATTTTCCCTATTGCGGAGTGATCGAAGGGACGGTACAACTTGGCTACCGGATGAGACCGGGGAACGAAAGGGCACGATGATGAAAGTTCTGTTGGGATCGGCCTTCTGCGCGGTCTGGAGCCGCTTCGGGATGCAGTATGGTCCGCTGCTCGGCCGCAGCCAGGTCGCCGCCTCGAATGATCTGCTGCATCTTGAGGTGCTGGCCCCAGGCACATGGTGGGCGCGCCACCAGCACGGCCCGCTGATCGGCGCCAGCATCAACGCGCACAACCACCCGCTGCTGGTGGCGCTGTCATGAGCAAGCGCCCGCGCTACTACGTCGAGGCCGAGACCCGCAAGGGTCAGGTGGTCGCCTATCATGTGCTCGACTGCATCGGCGGCATGGCCAGCGTCCACGCCACCTACGAGGTGAAGCCGGATCGGCCGGCGGCGGTCGCTCTCCACCTCGCCAATCTCGACCGCGACGACAGGAACATCGGCATCGCCTGATGGCCCACGGTGACCGGCGCCTTCGGGGGCCGGCATCCGTGGACCACCAGAAAGGGCAGCAACATGATTACCCCCATCAGCCTCACGATAGAGGGCTACCCGGAAGCGCCAGCAGGCACGGCTGCGGTCTCCCTGCACAGCCTGCGCGGCGGGCCGCACATCATCACGGGCACGCTGGAGCTGGACCCCACAGCGCGCGCCAGGATCGCCCGCTACGCCTTCCAGGTCTGGTATCGGGCGTGCCGCACCATCCGCAAGCGCGACGCCGCCACCATGTTCATGGCCGACTTCGGCCGGTGCGTGTTCCGGATCGGGTATCAGACCTACCCGAACGGGCTCACGGTGCCCTACGAGGCCGCGACGATGGTGCGGGCCGGGCTGTGCCAGTACCTCGGCCAGGCGTGGCGGCCCAGCGGGCGGCAGTATCGCCGGCTGGTCATCGCCGAGCTGCGCAGGGCGCGGCTGGCTGTCGGGAAAACCGACTGATCGACGCGATCACAATTTAGCTTGATCGGTGATCGAAGGGACGATACAACCCACCATCAGCAAGGGAGGGCGCCATGCGCATCGCGATCTACAACACCCGCCACGGACCCAGCTTCTTCCGGCTCCAGCCCCTCGGCCTGATCGGCTACATCGTGGTCCCGGAAGGCTCCTGGGTTGATGATGAGGGCCAGCTCAATGTGCCCGATGAGCCGCGCAGCTTCGCGCCGGCCGATCTGGCAACGCAGACCGACGCCTATTTCCAGGGCTTCGGCTTCATCACCCCCGAGGCCATGGCCGCATGATCCGGCCATGCAACCCCCTCGGTCCGGTTCAGCGCATCGTGCTTGATCGCCTGAACCGGGCCGGCGGCTGGCGACGCGGCGGCACCTGGGTCTATGAGACGCCGAGCCGCACCATCCGCATCCTCGATACGCTGGTCACCCGCGGCCTGGCCGTGAAGGGCGACGGCTACTACCTCGCCACATCACATGATCTGGGCGAGCGCGTGATCTAACCGACGAAAGGGCAAAACCGTGAGCATCGGCGACAGCAAGTACAGCTACATCCACGCGGACAGGCACAACTGGCTCCTGGCCTGCGCCGCCATTGTCGACAACATCATGGTGGTGGTCCACCCCCGCGGGGATCTGACGAAGGCCGCGGGCCAGGCCGCCGTGGACGCGCAGTACCCCGAAATGAACCTGCGGGTCGGCGAGCATGGCAACCAGTTCTACGTCTGCCGGAGGGCCGTGTGGTGAACCGCCGCCGCGTCGAGCGCGCGCCGCGCATCACGATCGAAGACATTCTGTCCGCGTCCATCATGCTGGGCGGCATCGCCGAAGACAGCACCGGCGAGCGCCGAGAGGTGGCAGACCGCATGGCCCTGTGGCTGCGCGCCGAGGCCGACCAGCGCACGCTGGAGAACGAAACCCGACGCCGGGTCAATGAGGCCAGGCGCAGCCGCAGGGGGATCTTGGCATGAGCAAGACCAAGGAAACTCTGGCCCAGGCCGAGATGCGCTTCATCTCCCGCATGAGCCCGAGCGACGAGGCCAAGCGCCTGGCGCCCAAGCTGATCGAGGAAGCCGTGGAAGCCCGCCACAGGGCGCGTCTCAAAGAGGGGATGGGGAAGGCTCATTTCGAGCTGGATGATCTGGCCGCGGTGCGGCTGGAGCGCGCGGCCGAGCTGTTGCGCATCCTGGAGCAGGAGCAGTTCCGGCAGCGCACCGCAGCGGCAATCCACCTCGACGGGCGCATGTCGACCAGCGATCTCCGGCAGGTCACCCGCTCCTGGAATGGCGACAAGCCGAAGCCCAAGGCGCCATGTGCCCATCCCGACGATGGCGGGTGCGGGGAGTGCTCGGAATGACCGCCGGCCGCCCCAAGGGCACGTTCAAGTACAGCGGACGCGATGAGGCTGTGCTGGAGCAGGCCGAACGCTACGTCAAGGCCAAGGGGATGACATGGCTCCGGGCGGTGCGGATGATCCTGCGGACGCGCCGCTACCCCGATCAGCCGAAGAGCCGGGCCGACCTGCTGCGCTACCGGCGGCAGCAGGAAGACCGGCTGCGTCGCAAGCGCAATGGGAAGGGCAATCCCGATGGGCGAGATATCTGAGGCTGTGCAGGCCGCGTGGGATCATCGGCTTGCCTATGCCGCCGGGCTGCCTGCCCTCGCCGCCGCGTTTGTAGAGGCCCTACGCGGGCTCGGGCTGGCCGCGACCTACCGAACCCCCAGGCGCATCCTCTACGATGCCCCGGGCTCGCTGCGCGCGATCTCGGGGGCCATCGCCACGCTGGAGGTATCCAACTGGCCCAGCAGCGCCTACGGGCGCGTCCTGCTGCCGCGCTGCACGATAGAGGGCGACCTGGCACCGGCGCTCCCGCGGGCGTGGTCGGGCTTCACGGTGCGGTTCAGTGACCACATGCCGAACCGCCGTCCGTTCTACACCTTCGATCCCATCAACGGCGGGTCGGTCGCCGAGGCCATGGCGTGCCTGCGTCACCACCTCACCGGCGAGGGCGAGCCGCCGGAGCGAACGATCACGTGGAGCTACCACGGCCGCCGGCCGGAAACAGCCCTGTACCGCTATGAGCGATGGCAGGCTTTCGAGGGGAAGAACCCATGGGTGCGATATTGACCATGACACGCCAGCAGTTCATAGCTGCACTCAAGCGCCTCGGGCTGTCCCAGGTCGACTTCGCGACGATGTGGGGCACGACGCCCCAGGTGGTCAACAAATGGGGGGCCGAGCGCAAGGGCGGCAACGGCGTGCCCTACTGGGTCGGCCCGGCGCTGGAGCTGATGGGCGCGGTGCAGGAGGGTAGCGCGTCGCAGCCGGCGCTGCTGCTCACGCCCAAGCGGCGGTGATGGCACCTCCCCAAGGAATCGAACCCTGATCGGCCGGGTTGGAGCCGGCTGCTCTACCACTGAGCTAAAGAGGCCCGGATGCGAAAAAGGGTGCCCACACCGCGGTAAGGCACCCTTTCCCGGAAAGCCCGTTTTTGAGACGCGCTATCGCAACCCTACATCAGCCGTGATCGTGCCCGCAAGGCCCGCCGAAGAGGTGCGGCTGGTCGGGATCTTCGATCTCCATCCCCAGCTCGGATGGGATGGCCTTGGCCAGGCTCTCCATGGCGTCGGCGAGGCGCTTGGTCTCGCCGGCCGCGCGCACCGCCACATTTGTCATGGTCTCGATGTTCTCGGCGACGCGCACCAGCATCGTGAGAACCACGGCCACGCCCGCATCATCCAGCGCGTCCGCATTCGGGTCTCTGCCCTTGCGCGCCAGCGCCTCTTTGATGGCCTGGCGCGCTTCCACGTAGATCGACATGCTCACTCCCCCTGTCGGCCGACCGCCTCGGCGTACCGCGTGAAGACCGCCTCGAAGGTGTCGTCCCAATAGACCGGGATTTCCAGCAGCTCGAAGCACTCGAAATAGGCGCGCGGCCCGCTGGTGTTGCGCTGCAATGTGCTGGCGCGCCGGAGCGCCCCGCCGATGATCAGGGCAAGGTCGCCAAGGCTGTTCCCCTCCAGCGTGGCTATAGCCTCGCCGATCGCCGCCTTGACCTGCGCCGCGTCCACCGCGATCTCCATGGTGTGCTTGCTCACGTCACCCACCTTCACGGTCTTGCTGGTCACCGTGCCGGAGCCGCCAGCGGGAACGGCCGAGGGCCGCGCGGTCGCCACATGCTCGCCGTGCTTGCTCACCAGCACGACAGAGCCGTCCGGCTTCTCCTGAACGGTGTAGCTGCCGGGGTAGTTGGTGGTCAGGATCACGCCCGGCTTGGTCGGCGCAGCCGGCGCCCGTCGCAGGTTCGGGGAGTCGTGGATGTGGATCACCTTGCCATCCTCGAACACGTCGACCATCAGCCCTTCGTGGGAGGCGTTCCACAGGCGCAGGCTGGTCGGCGCAAGCGTGCCGTCGAAGCCCGAGGGGATGGCGTGGCGTATCGATTTGCCATGCTTCTCGCCTTCGATCACGGCGGACGCTTCGCCGATCGCGATGTCCACCTTGGCCTCGGTCGAGCCGATCACAGGCAGGGTGAACTTGACACGCGCCACCTCGACGTTGGCGGCTGTCATGATGACCGCGGTGCGCGCATCGGGGTTGGTTATGTACCAGCCATACGGGAGTCGGGTGTCGAATTTCACGTCCATGTCATGCCCTTTCGGTGGCGGAACTTTGGCGAAACGGCCCGATCGGCCGCAGACCGAGCATTTGCCCGGCTGGAGTCCTTCGGGACTGGAGATCAGGTTGCGGCAATCCTTGCACTGCCACATGTCGAGCGGGAGTTGGATCTGCCCCAACATGCCGCCACGGTCGCAGTAGGAGCAGCGGTTGGGCTTCTCGCCCTTGCGGAACGCAAGCATGGTGCCGCACGCCATGCACTGCCAGGTGTCGAACGTGATGTTCTGGTCGGGACGCGGCTGGCTGCTGTCTCGACAGTACATCTCGGGGTGGCCGCAGCCCTCGCACTTCCCTTGCGTGGTTCCTATCGGCCGGGAGATGGTGCGTCCGCAGCCTAGGCAAACCCAATCCTGCCAGTAGATGGCCTGCCGAGTGACCTTTCGGGCGAGGAGGCTGACTTCACCGATCGGCTTGTCCCGCCAGTCTGCGCCCGCATAGCCGCACCCGGTGCAGGCGCCGCGCATGAAGCGGTTGCAGCCGCACCGCGGACAGCCGCCCTTGGCGCCGCTCATGGCGTGCCTCCAGAGCCCAGCTTGGCCTTGTCGACCTTGTAGCGTTGCCACACCTCATCGGGCTCGACGCCCGGCCTGGCGGTGACCAGCACGCCGTTGATGGGGGCGGTAATGGCGAGCCCGAGGCGCTGGGCGGCGACGGCCATGTCCACGCAGGTCTCATAGGGGCTCAAGGCCCCATCGGCATCCACGGTGGCTGTGATGGTGATCATCGCCGCTTCCTCCGGAAGGTGCGCGCCTTACGGCCCTCGGCGGTGATCCGATAGGCGTACTTGGCCGCGTCGCTGTGCTCCAGCAGGCCGCGTTGCTGGAGGAAGTATTCCGGCGACTGGTAGGCGATGATCACCGGATGGCCGTTGTGCTCACCGGCGACGCGGCAACCCTTTCGGTCGGGTTGGCCCATGATCACGATGCCGCCGGGCGCTGCCGCGGCGGTGTCGAGGATGAGCCGTTGGGGCTTCGTGAGCTGCACAGCGAGCCTCATGCTATCGTCGCCATGCAGCCGCCGGCCGCCAGGCACATGGCGACCATGTAGAGGCCGAAGGGCGCGTCGTGGAGCGCGCCGAACACGGCCATGCCAGCGGCGGACACGAAGGCCAGCGCGCTCAAGGTGGTGCCCTTCATCGCTGCGCCCCCTGCCCGCGGGGCGTCTTGCAGTTGCGAGCTGCGGCGATCAGCAGGTTCCTGCCATCGGTGGTGGCCTGGCCCGGATCGGCTCCGTCGTATCGCTCTGCGGCCACGGCCACGGTCTTGAGCAACCCCTCCATCTTCGTGATGGTGGCCGCCATGGAGCCGTGAAGATCCTCCGGGCCGCCGCCCTCGCACATCCGGATGGTGTAGGGGTTGTGGTCAAGGAAGTATTCGGCCTCGGCGACCCACTTGGCCGCGTCCGCTGCGGATTCTTCCAGCGAATTCTGTTCCGGCTTGGCCTGCACCTTGGCGCCGATGCTGGCCATGGCGAATTCCCGCATCTCGCCCTTGTCGAGGCAGAAGGCGTTCAGCAGCCATTGCGGAGTCTTGTGCCATTCGGTGGTGCCGAAGCGCACGCCCACCGGGTAGACGCGGCGCACGGCCGTCTCGCCCCGGTGGTTCGTGTAGGTGAAGACCAGCGGGTCCATCAGCATTCCTCCGCGATCTTGGCGATGGTCACGCTGCCATCGCCGCCGAGGGTCACGCGCCGGCCATCGGTGGTGATCAGGTAGGCCAGGTCGGCCATCTCACCGTCGACCTTTGCCAGCCATCGCACCTCATGCGGGCGCACCTCGATCTGGAGGATTTCCAGCGTCACCACGGCCTTGGTGAACCCGCTCTCGCTGGTGGCCTCGGCGGTGATGTTGGTGATGCCCAGCAGCTTCATGATGTCGGTGCCGTCCGGCCCGTGCATCGTGGATTGCGTGGCGATGGGGTTGAGAACGATTTTCGCCGTTTCCATGGTCAATAGATTGCCCTTTCAGCTCGCGTAAAATACCTGTTGCGGCCCGACGTGGCGCGTGTCCCACACGTGCCATGAATGCCAGCTCCGGGGATGCACCTTGGTGCCCTCGATCCACCTGATCCGCTTTCGCAGTTTGATCTGCATGGCGTGCATCGGATGTTCCGTTAGACGGGCCCTCACCTTGGCTTTTCCCCGACCGGGAGCATGGTCCCAATCGCTCGGCAAAAGCAAGGCGACGGAGCCATTCCACACCTCGACCAGCTCCAGCGCCCGGATGATGAACTCGTCCGCCAGGCTAAACGGTGGATTGGTGATGATCGAAACGCCATGCTCCATCACCTCCCGCGGCGTCGGCTCGGTCAGGAAATTGTGCCGGCCGATGTCCACGTAATCGCACGCCGTGGTCTGGGGCTCGATGTCCGTTGCGAACACGGGGAAACCCATGTCCATCAGCGCCTCGACCATCTTTCCCGCGCCCGCCGCCGGCTCCCAAACGGTCGACGGGCAGACCGGAATCCAATGCTTGAACAGCGCCAGGGTGACCCAGGAGGGAGTCTGGTAGAACTCCCGCTCATGGCGCATGTAGCCGCTCTCGCCGATCAGCGGGGGCATCAGCGGCGCTGCGCCATGAGGTAGCGCCAATCCATCAGGCGGGCGATGGGAAGGCCGCTGGCCCTAGGCCCCGAGGCATCGTCGGGGAAACCGATCGGCGCCTCTGCGCTGTCAGACACGAAGATGGCATGGTAGCCCTTGGCCACGGCGGCGACGTAGCTTTCCCGCGTGACCGTGGTAAGGCGGGTTGCGGTCACGGGCGCCGAGCCCTGCACGTAGGCCAGCGGCGCGCCGAACAGGATGAACGCCGCCCAGTGCCCCAGCGTGGCAAAGTCGGCGCCACCATGTGGCCGCTCGATCGCCAGCCACGACACGGATTGATTGCCGCGTCCCTCGGTCAGGTCAGGCTGCCATGAGACCGACCAGCACATGATGTTGTCCAGACGCTCCCGGTCGCGCTTCACCCTGGCCTCATGTGCCTCGGCCGCGCCCTGGTCGGCGAATTCCTTGCCATCGTCGGTGATGAAGATGGCCACGAAACGCTGCTCTTCCCTCACTTCGGCACCCCCTTGTTCTCTTGCCTCACGCGGCCGCCCCAGCCCGCGGCGTGCAGCACCGACACGACGTTGTCGGCCTTCTCGTCGCAGTAGAACGGCTCGCCCTGCACCAACACCAGACAGCCGAAGCCGCGGCGGTCCATCACGCCACCCACGGCATCGACGTTGATGGTGATCATGCACTCTTCGCCGCCGCGGTTTTCGGTGGCCCGCAGCCTCACCAGGCGGTTAGGCATCGACGCGCTCGCCGCCGGGCCGCGTGGTGACCGGGGTCATGCTGCACCCCAGCCGGTTCAGCGCACCCATCACGTCATGCACGCTGTTCTCGATCGGGATGGTGGATGGCGAGGTGGTGACCACCAGCATACAGCCGGGCGTGTCGTCCCGGTGCGGCAGCACCGACACGATGCAGGCCGTGTTCACGGGGAATGTGATCACCTTCACGGCGGCGGTAGCGGTGCGGACCTTGGTCTGCACCAGGATGAAATGCGGGATCGGCGACATTTTGGATAGCCCCTCAATCTTCGTAGGAAGGCGCAGGAGTGCCCTTCCGTGGTTTTTGGTACGCGGGTAGCCGGAAGAGGCCGCGAGGCCCCTGGCGCCTCACCGGGCGCGGCTGGCGCCCTGTCCTGAGTTGCGAGCGATCTTGGCGCGCTCGGCTTCGATCGCATCCAAGGCGTGTTTGGTCTGGAAATTTACCTCGGGTTCCGAGGCCATGCGATTGACGTGTTCGGTCAGCTCGCGGGACCGCGGAATGTCGGCCTGTGTCTCGGCGCAGGCGGCGGGCGGCAGCTTGGTGATCGTGCGGCCCGAGGCGAGGAACTGGGCGACCATGGCGTCGCGGTCTTCGGTGGCCAGCGCCTCGGGGTCGAGCATGGCCATCTGCGCCATCAGGGCGCGGGCATTCTTGACCAGCCGGCGCTTCTCCCTGGCCTTCTCTCGCATCCTGGCGACGCGGGCGCCTTGCTTGCCCTTCTGCGACTGGTTGTCCCGGCGGGGCAGTCCGAGGCCCCTGCGGCGTTCGCTGATCGGGCTGTGCCCGAGGTTCAGGAACTTGGCTATCCGGCTGTCATCCCACCCGAGGTTGTTCAGCTCGGTGATCTTGGCGTCGCGTTCGGCCTGTTCAGCGCGGGTCATTGGCGACTCTCCCCAGGATGCCCGACATGGAGCACAGGGTTTCCAGCTCGGCGACGCGGGCTCGGGCTGTGGCTAGGTCCAGTTCGGCGGCGGTGCGCGCCTCAATGGCTTCCTTCCAGCCGATGCCCTGGCCGGTGGAGATAGCTTCCATCCGGCGGTAGGCCCACTCGAATTTCCGCCCCTTGCCGATGGCGCGCCAGGTGTCCACGCTGTTGGACGCGGCGACAAACCACGCTGCCGCCTCCCACCAGTGGCCGAAATAGGCGGCGCCGGTGCTTGTCGCCAGCATCACGCCAGCCCACGCCAGACCGCTCCACCGCGGCTTCGGCGGGTCTGGCGGCCCCGGTAGCTGTTCCCACAATCCCATCGTCACTTCCCCCTCTTCGCAAATTCAGCCCCGTTGGCCATCGCCCAGCGGCGCCAGTCTTCCAGCTTCCGCTCTGCATCGGCGAGGCGCCCGCTGAAAATCCGCCAGTCCCGCCTGGCCTTCTCGGCGTCGGCCTCGGCGTTGACATAGCGCGTCATGTAGCCCTGCGCCATGAGCCATCCGGTGCGGGCCAGCCGGAACGCGAGGAAGTCGATCGCGTCGCCGAACGCCAACTTGGCCCAATGCCAGCTCGGCTCGGCGACCAGCATGATCAGGCAGCAGACCACGGACGCTGCGGCGATCCACGACAGCATGGTGAAGAACCCGGCCACCGCGCCGGGCGTGCTGCCGAACCGCTGCCAGAGCGGCTTCATCGGATGTTCCCTCCGCTGCTGGCCTTCTCGGCGGCGCGTAGGCGCAGCTCCAGCGTGCCCAGCATCTCGCGCAGGCTGTCCACCTCGGCGCGGATAGCGACCAGCTCGGGATCTGCTGCCAGGTCGCCATGAAGATCCTTACGGACGTAGGCCACCTTCGCCGCGGGCAGGGACAGCGCCTCGCCGATCTTCTGGTCATTCCAGGGAGCCCGCCACCGCTTGCCGCCGATGTCGTAGAACGCGTCGATCTTCTCGATGATCGAAACCATCTCGCGCGGCGAAACCGAAACGGGAGTCGGTGACTGCGGCAAGGTGGGTGTAGGCGATGTCGTCGGTGTGGTGGTCACGGTTTGCCCTTTCGATTTGTTTGCTCGGATCACGTCGGCCTGGGGGTATCCCTCGGCGAGCCTGACCGCTCGGATGACATTGTCGGAACAGCCGATCTCGATAGCCGCGTCGACGTTGGATAGGCCACGCTCGATCGCGGCGATGGCCTTGGCTCGGAATTCGGGATTGTGCCGGCTGTGCGGGTGACCGCGCCACGCGCCACCATGGCCAGCGATGGAGATGGGACGCTTTCCGCCGCCGGGGATCGGCTTCCAGGAGCCGGCCACGTCGACCTGCACGGCTTCGGGCTTCGGGTAGAAGCCGATGGGGTGCGGATGGTCGGCGCGCACGAACGCCTCGATCTGCGCTTCGGTGGGGGTGCTAGGCAGCATGGCCGGGGTTGAGCCTACCGGCATGAACTGGTCGGCCAGCGGCGGCACGCCCCATGGCTCTGGGGTCTGGGCAAGGGTCACATGGCCGCCATGGCGTGTGGCCGGGTCCAGCGATGCGGTCCAGCGCGGGCTGGCAACCTTGTGCTTCGCGACATCACCACACACAGGCTTGCCCTTGTGCCAAGACCAACCGGCCTTTGTCGCCGCCCGCCTCAAGTAATCCGCCGCGTACATCTTATCCGACCGATAGTGTTTGGTCGTGCCGCAGATGCAGCAGGTCAATATCTGATGTGGCACCAGCTTGCCATCATCTGTCTTCACAGCCCGGTTTTCAAACCCCATCCGGGCTATTTCATCATCTCGTTTGGTGTTTTTGCCGCCCATCGGTTGCCCCCGATAATGCGGATCGCCAGGATGCTTGCGACCCGCCCTAAATCTTGCCGTATCGTGAAGATGGCAAGGACTCCTGTCAAGGGGTCTTTCGATCGTCTCGAAATTCTCACCCCGAAGTCATTCCCTCCGGTTTGGCATCTGGCCTTGGCGTCACTTCTGCTGGATATTTCGCGGCTGATCGTTGTCGTCGTATCGCTTGATCAATGCATCGCCCATGGCGAGCCACCGCTTGGCCCATGCGGCTTCCTCGGGGTCGTTGCTATCGGCCTGCTCCAGCAGCGTCCCATAGGTAGCGACAAATTCCCCATCATGGTACGGCTTCTCGGGCTTGGCCCGGCGCTGGTCGTAGGTCTGCCGGTGCGCGGTGTCCGCGGCCCTGGCGTTCTCCGCAGCCTTGGCCCGTAGCTTCGTGAGCCGGCTGGGCAGCTCGCCGAAGGGTGGCCAATAGCGGCGCGTCCACTCCCGCTTGAATTCGTTCCAAACATGGTCGAATTCGTCGGGCTCGGGGTGCATCCGGATCAGCGTATCGGCCAGCTCGCCGAGGTAGGCCATCCCCGCCACGGTGGTGGCGACGTGATCCGGCGCCCGGTAGCCGGCTTTCAGCTTCTCGATCAGCAGGGCGCGCACAGCGCCATCGGTGGCGCTCACGGCTCGCGGTCCAGCTTGGCGGCAATCACGGTGCGGATCGAGGATTTGGACCGAAGGATCTGCTCCAGCTCATGCCAGGTCGGCCAGAAGCGCCCGTTGACCCGCTGGGTCCATTCCCGGAGCGTGTGGACCGCCACGTCGGCCGGGTATTTCGCCAGCAGGCGCAACCACACTTCGCTCTCGGCCGCCTTGCCCTCTTCCGTCGACTCCCGCTCGCGGCTGATGGTGATCTTGCGCAGGTCGTAGAGCGCGGCGATGATCATGCGATCGGGCGCCGGCTTCGTGACGCGGGCCAGCAGCTCACGGACCTTGCCGCGGCTCTCCACGGGCAGATCCCAGTCCAGCCCCTCGACCACGGAATGCGAGAACATCTCGCCGTTGAACCTGGATGAGACGTTGGTCCGGAACTGGCCGCCGCACAGGGCGCGGACGCGGCTCTCCAGCCGGCGGTTGATGTCCCGAGGGTCGGAGTTGGCGAAGTTCTCGCTGGCGTCCTGGCGTGGTGCGCCGATCGCCTGGGCATCGGTGGGGATGATCTCGGGCAGGCCGCCCAGCCGCTTCGGGCCGTCGTTGTGGTCGCTCAACGGGGTTCTCCAATTCCTAGAATGCGGTCGATTTCGTCGGGCTCATGGTGCGGTGCTGGCTGCTGGTCGCCACCGCGCTGCCGGTAGAGCCGCTGGTGGGCTTCGTAGTCGCCAGCCACGCCGTTGCGCCTGGCACCGCCGTTGCTCCTGGGGCCGCGCTCTGCGCGCTCGGCGGCGTATTTCACCTCGTTGCCGATCCACGTCCGCCACTTCGCTTCCCAATCGGGGCTGGTCGAGCCCTTGCCGCTGGAGGCGAGGTAGTGGTCCCGGAACTGGTCGCTGATCTCCATGGCCCTCACCACGTCGAAGCCGCGGCTCTCGGCAAAGGCCAGATCCTTTTCTGTGGGTGACCAATCGGACGGGATGCGGGTGGGTTGCCTGGCCCGAGCCTTCGGCGTGGCGATGGCCGGGAGGGGTGCTGATGGTGTCGGTTGAGCCGATGGCATCGGGTCGGCTTGAGGCGGCGCCGCGCTTTCTTTTGGCACTGCGATAGCAGTGCTTTTCTTTTCCTGTTCCTTCTCTCTCTCCTTCTCCTTCTCCTGCTCCTGGCTTCGGAGGGGCTGGGAAGGGGCTTCCAAGGGGCTTGCTTGAAACTCATCGGATTGTGAAGGCGGCGGGAGATGGTAGGCGGCGCCGTATCTGCGCCTAAACCCTTCACGGATAACGCCTTTTGGCATCCGGTCTAGCTCGGCGATGGTGCCGTAAACGCGCTTGTCGCCGCGCTTCAGAGACTCACCGATCTGGAAACGGGCCATCTCATGCACAAAAACGGTCTCGGTGTCGTGATCGTATGTGCAATACCCCCCATCAATGAGCCTTTGAAGCCCCTTGGAAGCCCCTTCTATGGAGCATCCGGTGTGGTGGGCGATGTAGAGGATCGGGCAGTGATAGACCCCGTACATCGTCGCATGTGGAGATGTCATCAGGTAGAGCGCAATGACTTGCGCGTCCCTGTCTTGGCGTAGGCTTTTACCGGTGCGGCCAGTCCAGAAGGATGGCGCGACCTTCCCATATTCACGCATTGGTCATGAACCCCCGTCCGCGCCCGATGGCCGGGCGCCCCTTGCATTGCCGTGGCGTTTCGCTAGACTATCCCTCACGGGCGTACCTGTCCTTTCTCCGCCTGTCGCGGCGCGGGCCGCTTGCAACGGCGCCTCGCCCTCCATAGCCCCGCCTGGGTTCGCAGCCCGGCGGGGCTTCTCCATTCTTGGACCACCCCACCCCCTTTCGCAAGGGGACGGTGCGGCCTATAGTCCTGCTGTGGCCGGCGCGACACGGTGAACCTCCATGCCGTAGCCTCGCCTCTGGCGTGAGCGCAATGGGAGCGCGTTGGAGTCCTCCCCGCCGGCCGCGCTCCTACCCCTCGAAATCGCGCAGCGGGTCGAACACGGCCGATCCCGCGCCGGGCCGCGCCTGGGCTTCGCGAAGCAGCGCAAGCGCCTCCTGATCCATCAGAGCATCGGCCAGCGAGGCGCCGCGGCTGGAGAGGATGCGACGCACCGCCGCCAGGGCCGCCTGCGCCTCGCTGCCATCCACCGCCTCGGACTGGTCGACGGCCAGCGTGAGCAGCTTGATCACCCGGTCGCGGTCATCGGAACTGATCACCGGGATTGCTTCTCATAGTGCCGAATAATCGATGTGACGCTTTTGTGCCCCGTGGCCACGACATCCCGGCCCGGCCAGACATACCAGCTCAACGGCGTCATGGTCATGTACGGCACCCGGAACGGCACCTTGGGGCCGATGGAGCGGCGCATGGAGGCGGACAGCACCTCGGTCCCCACCACGGCCGACATGGCGTCCACGGCCGCGGCGGGCGCGATGGCGGCGATCACGTAGGTGGTGAAGCCGAGGCCCGAGAGGGTGGCGATCCGGGATAGCTGCTCCGGCTTCATGCTGCCGTCGAATGTCTTCAGCTCGACAAAGACCGTGCAGCCGCCGGCCATGTAGAGGGCCACGTCGAGGTCGCCCGCCTTCACCCCCTGGCCCTTCAGCTTTTTGGCATAGACGATATCGCGGCTGCCCTCGTTGGGCGGGTGTGCCCATGCTATGTCGCACGGGAATGTCGCGGCCAGGCCGTCGAGGTACGAGGCGATGGCGGCTTGCATCGGCCCTTCGGCCGAGCATTGGCGCGGGACGCGGCGAGGATGTCGCATTGTGAATAATGCCCTTGACCAGTTGTGAAGATGGGGTGATGTTCTGCCGGCGAGAGGGCAAATGCAAGATGATCCACCACAGCCACAACGGCATCCGGCCCACCGGGCGCACGGGAGCGGCCAAGGCGCCGGGCCAGTGCGAAGACCAAACCCGTTACATGGATGTCTATCACCCGGCGTTCTTCGCCTACCGGTTCGGCAAAGACCGGCCATGGGCACCGGCGGTGATCTGGCGGCCATGCCCTTTCGATCGGCCGCGGGTGTATGAGCATGTCGACGGCCGGCGTGAGCCGCTTTCCGACCCCGAGACATGGTGCCGCGAGGTGCCAGGCGGCGGGCCATCGGTGCAGCTCATGGCTGCGGTTGTGGACATCCCGATCGCGCTCGACAAGCTATGGATGCACGGGCGTTTCATCCCGTTCTGGCGCTGGCGGCACATGATGGCCACCGTGGCTTGGGCTCGAAAGTATGAGCCGTGGAGTCCGGCGGCTAATCCGTTGAAACGAATAGACATTAGAAGGGTGAAGACGATGCTTCATGAGGCGCGATAATGGCGGGCAGGCGAAAGAGTGCGGTCATCCCGGCGGTGCCGGTCGACCAGGCCGCTGTTGCGGCCGTCGCCGATGGGATTTCATCGCTGCCGCCGGCCGGCATCGGCGATAACAGCGACAAGATGGGCTTGGCCGAGATGGTGGCCGCGGCCATCACTGAGCTGGCGCTGGTGCTGGCGCGCTCGGCGACGCCGCTGTCCGTGAAGGTGCCGGAAGGCCCGCTCACCGAAGAGCAGGCGCAAGCCTTGATCACGTGCTCGAAACAGGCCACGCTGGTCACCAACGACATCGACGCCAAGCGCAAGGCGGTCACGAAGGTGTTCACGGACGCGACCGCGAAGGTCGCCGCCACAGCCAAACGCACCGCGGATGATCTGGCCGCGGCCAAGGCGGCGGCGAACAAGGCCCTTCTGGAGTACATGACAAAGGCGGGGATCGACCAGCTCCGGAATGAGCATGGCCACCTCGCCACGCGACGGGCCGCCAAGCTGGTGCTCGAAATCACCAATCCGGGCCTGATCCCGCTGGAGATGATGGCGCCCGATGAGGCGGCGATCACGGCCAAGATCGAGGAAGTGACGCAGGCCGCGATCGAGGCGGCGGGCGATGATCCCGATGAGGTGAACAGGTCCGTCGCCCACGCCCGCGAGAACGCGGTGCCAGGCGCCCGGCTGGTGTTCGGGGAACGGTCACTCGTCGTTTCGTAATTCGGTTCACGGCGGGTAAAATACCCCTGAAACCCGCATCCACCCTAGGCTCACCAAGGAATCCACATGGCTGAACAATCCACCGATCTCTCCCTCGCCAAGCCCGTCATGGTCCCGATGGAGTCCATGGCGTTCAACGCTTTCGAGGTGTGGGAGAACGAAGCCCTGTTCGGGCAGCTCCAGCGGGCGGCGAAGCTGATGTCCGCGTCCCAACTGGTGCCGAAGGCGTTCCAGGGCGAAGAGCATATCGCCGATTGCTTCGTGGTGCTCGGCATCGCCCGCGCCACGCGGCAAGATCCGCTGATGCTGTTCCAATCCCTCTACGTGGCCAACGGACGCGCCGGCTGGTACGCCAAATACGCCATCTCGCGCGCCAACAGCTCTGGGATCTTCGACGGCGTGATCCGGTTCAAGGCCGTGGACCTGGGAGAAATCACGGCCATCCAGAAGATCAAGACCGGCTGGGATTCTCAGGAGCGCAAGCCGACCTACAAAGAGACGCCCCGCAAGGTCCGGAACTGGTCGGTCACGGCCTATGCCAGCCTGCGCAACGTCAAGGGCGAGTCCTACGTTGAGCAGACCGTGGACATGCAGACCGCGTCCGACGATGGTTGGACCCAGAATGAGAAGTATTTCACCATCCCCAAGCGGATGCTGGAATGGCGTGCCGCGTCGTGGCTGATCAACCTCTACTGCCCGCATGTGCTCTTCGGCCTGCCGCTCGCCGAGGAAATCCAGGACGTGGCCTACGAGGTGATCCCCGATCCCGACCCGGTCGACAGGATCATCCATCGCCCGAGCGCGTCGACCTTCGCCAGCGGCGCCGACATGCGCCAGGGCGCGCAGGAGGACTCTCCGGCAGCCGCCGAGGCCGGCAGTGCCCTCGGAACCACCACGCCCGCTGGCAAGGCTCCGGCGGCGCGCAGGGGCCGCGGCAAGGCCGGTGACCCCAAGGCGCCGGTGACCGCACCCGCCGCAGAGCCCGAGGCTGAGCCGGTGACCGAACCCTCGGGTACGGTCGGCGGCGCGCAGATGGTGGATGAGGGCGGCGAGCCGACCAGCGACGATGTCGAGCCCACCGCCGGCCAGGTCAACCCGCCGGCCGCCGAATTCAAGGTCACCCTCACATCGCCGGATGGCGTCGTGACCGACTTCTGGATGCCGCAGCACGCCCAGCAGATCGAAGAGGCGTGGAAGGGCTACACGGCCGCGCTGAAGGGCACCGGCTATACCAAGGCCGCGGACTTCTGGAATGCCAACGTCCAGAGCCTGGCGGTGCTGGAGACCGATCACAAGGGACTGCGGGAGCACCTTCAGAACCTCGCCAGCGCGGCGGCGAAGGTCGAGAAGGCCGCCGACAAGGCCAAGGCCACCGCGGCGAAGGCCGAGGAAGATGAGCGCCTGGCCCGCGAGGCGGCCGAGCGCGAGGCGATGGCCGCCGCTGGCCATCCGGGCGACGATGATCCGCGCGCCGGTGCGGTTGATGTCGGCGATGGCCAGTCCGAGGAAGAGCAGGAGCGTCCCGCTCTGGATTTCGCGGTCGAGGAAGGAATCCGCAGCTTCGGGGATGAAGAGGAAGAGGCAGCCGTGGCTTGGGTCCACAGCCACCTCCTGACCTTGACCACCACGGTGGCGGTGACTGAATTCTACGAGGCGAACAAGGAGGTGCTGGACGATCTCGGCTTCGGCACGGTCGTGGAAGCCCAGCTCAAGGCCCTACTGAAGGCGCAGGCCAACGCCACCCCCACCACGGTGAAGCCGGCGGCGACCGGATCGAAGTTCGGCAAGCCGGTCGACATCGACGCAGCGGCCGACCCCAAGCAACTGTTCGCCGCGATATCCAAGGGGCTGGATGATCTGCGGAATGATCCCAAGGCCGGGCCGGCGGACTACAAGGCGTTCGCCGCCGCCAACGAGGCCATCATCGGTCGCGTGCGCGATGAAATGGCGCCCTGGTACAAGACCATGGAGAAGCGGTTCCAGGCCAATGGCGTGACGCTGCCGCCGAAGGCCGGCTGATGGCGGATCGGCTCTCTGACATCCCGGCGTTCGTGAAGGAAAAGCGGCTCGCCGCTGGGCTCACGATGAAGGCTCTCGCCGAGCGCGCCGGGATGTCGGAGGCTGCTATCTGCTACATGGAGCAGGGGCAGCGCAAGACGCGCGTGGACAGCGTAACCAAGGTGTTCGCCGCCTTGGGCTATGAGCTGGCCGCGGTGAAAATCCGCCGCTGATCCGAGACGAAAGGGCAATCCATGTTCTCGATCGACAAGAAAGACCTATGCGGCGCGCTGGCGGTTCTGCGGGCGCGTCCAAGCAGCGGAATTCCCATCTTCGGTCTGGTCACCTTCGGCCGGTCGGTCGACATCGAAACCGCCAGCCTTCACCACATCAGTCTGGATGCGGTCGACATGGAATGGTCGGCGCGCGTCATGGTTCCTGCTGTTTTTCAGCAGCCGTTCCGCCTAGGCGAGCCGGTCGGGCTCGACAGCGATGATCTGCTGCACCTCTCCCGAGGCAAGGGCCGCATCACCTTCGTGCCGGACGCCAAGGCAGGCCGCACCGCCGCCGAGGCGGGCGATGTGTGGGCCGATCTGTCGCAGCACCGTGAGCCGGCCAAGGACGCGAATGGCAAGGTGCTGCTGCCGTTCTCCGGCCCGTCCGAGGTGCCGCGCGGACAAAGCAAGGTGCTGGCGGTTGAGGCCGGCGCCCTCGCCGATGTGCTGGAGCTGGTGGTCAAGGCGTCGTCTACGGAGCAGACCCGCTACTACCTCAACGGCGTGGCTGCCGAGGCTGGCGCAGGCCCATCGGCGCCCTTCATGGACATCACGGCCACCGATGGCCACCGCATGGTCACGGCGCCGCTGCGCACCATCAGCAGCAGCGCCGGCTGGCCCGCCACGATCATCCCACGCGCCACCATCCCGCGGCTGTGCGCCTTCCTGCGGCTGGTCGGCGGCGAGGTGTCGCTGTCGGCAGACGACAACCGGGTGACCGTTCGCACGGGCAGCTCGGACTCCATCTTCACCCTGCGGGCGATCGACGGCACCTTCCCGGCTTGGCAGCGGGTGATACCGAAATTCGATGCCAGCCGGACCTATCAATTCGATCATGCGCAGTTTGTGACTGCGCTTAACCGGGTCAAGCGGTCGGTGCGCTACCGCGGGGAGTGCCTGATCGAATTCGATCCGACCTTCATCCGGCTGCACGTCCCGTTCCGCAACGAGCGGTGCGCCGAACGCACCATGATCCGGACCCAGATCCCGGCGGTTCCGGCGACGCGCAGCCCACTCGGGCGCAAGCCCCGCGGCTGCAACTTCAACTACCTGCGCTCGATCGCGGCCATGCTCACAGGCAGCGCCACGATCAGCGCGACCATCGGGCAGGATGGTGACCCGATGCTCTTCAGCGGCTCGAACGGCGTCCGCGCGGTGCTGATGCCAATGCGGGTGAACCAAGATGACTTCGGCATAGCGCCGGGTTGGGAGTGAGAGACATGAGCGGATATCTGGATGGCGACGACGCTTTCGACAGGCTGTTGAGCCATCACACGGATACGGTGATCGCAATGGCCAAGCGCCAGGCCGCGCTGGAGGACGCCGATCGCGAGATGCGGCTGTTCAAGGATCGGCTGGAGAAGTCGGAGGCCACGCTGCACCAGACGCGCCTGGATTACGACGCGCTGGAGAAGCGGGCCATGCGGGATGAGGCTGTGGTGAAGCATCTACAGGCCACCCTGGCCGCCGACAAGTTCGCCAAGCTGGTCGAGAACGCCGAAGCGATCCCCTTCTGATGGCCGCGCCCACGCCGGCCATGGTGGCGTGGCTGAAGCGCCTGGCCGAGGACGCGCCGGTGCGTCCCGAGACCACGGCAGAGCAGTCCGCAGCCTATGACTGCAAGAAAGCCGGGCTCTCCATCTTCGTGATGCACCACCTCAAGACCGGCCAGCGCCTCGCCTACTGGGCATGGCGCGAGGCCACCGAAGATGACAACCTCAAGCGGTATGAGGATTGGAAGCACGTCGGAGAAGAGCTGACCGAGAAGGGATGGACCGCAGTGATGGAATACGGGGAGGATTGAGGTGGGAAAATCAGTCCATGGGCACACGGCGGGCCGCACCAGCAGCCCGACCTACGAGACATGGCGGGCGATGATCCAACGGTGCGAGAACCCCAAGGCCGCCAACTGGCCGCGCTACGGCGGCAAGGGGGTCACGGTGTGCGACCGCTGGCACAGCTTTGAAGCCTTCCTGGAAGACATGGGCGAACGCCCGCCGGGTATGACGCTCGATCGCGAGAAAGGACACATCGGCTACCAGCCGGACAATTGCCGCTGGGCGACGCTGGAGCAGCAGAACGCCAACCGGACGCTCTACAACGCGACCCTAACGCACTGCCCGCGCGGTCACGCCTACGCCGGGCCGAACCTCTACGTGAAGCCCAGCGGCCACCGCGTCTGCCGCTGCTGCCAGGCCGATCTGGCGAAGGCCCGCGGCGCCCGGAAAAAGACCGCTTGCGGCGTCGCCTAGACTTGCGTATTGTGAAGACATAGAGACTGAACGCGAGAGGGCGATATCATGTGGACCATCATCATCGGGGGCACGGCATGGGCGGCGATCCTGGGCTACGGGGTGGCGATCTGCTGGGCAGCCGGCAAACGGTCGGTGGGTGCCTGATCGAAGATAACGGCCGCGGGCACCGGGATGAGGATTTCCGGCTCGCGGTCTTTTCTCTCGACAAGATCCACCGCTACCTGCTGACCATTGACTGGTCGACCTACGCAAGCCCAGCCCATGAGGGCAAGCCTCTGATGGTGCTGGCGATGAACCCGAGTACCGCAGATGCCTTCCAAAACGATCCGACCGTGCGTCGCATGATCGGGTTCGCCAAGGCGTGGGGGCACAGCGGCCTCATCGTGTCCAACGTCATGTCTTACCGATCAACCGACCCGAAGGCCCTCCCGAAGAGCCTGGAAGAGGCTGTGGGTCCGATGAATGGCCGATGGATCGAAAGCTACGCCTCCGGCGCCGGAATGGTCCTGGCCGCCTATGGCGCGCTCAAGGGTATGCACGCCGAGGCCGCCAAGATCGCGGAGGGCCATGTGCTGCTGGTCGACAAGCCCATCTATCGGCTGTCGTCCAAGCCCTACCCCCGCCACCCCCTCTATGCCAGAGGCAGCGACACACCCGAGTTGTGGAGAACGCCGCATGGCTAAGACAGCCAAGGCCGACGCCAGCATGGATGAGCTGCCGTTGCCCAAGCCCGCGCCGCTGCCTGGCCTCACGCTGCTGGAGGCCATCATGGAGGGCGCCCAGCTCCGGGCCAGCGAAGAGCTGGTGCCGGGCATCTACCTGCTGTCCGAGGGCGACAGGCGCATTTGCTTCGGCACCCTGACCGAAAACTTCCGGCTGGCGATCGAGCACGCGGACCTGACCGCCTACACCATCACCCTATCCCCGCCGGACTACATGGACGTGCGAGTGATGATCCCCGTTGAAGGATGATAAAGATCATGGTTGAGCTGATCGAAGCTGTCCGCGACTACCGCGCCGAAGACTGGGCCGACATCATCGTCGGCGCCCTCATCATGGGGATGCTTCTGGCGGTCATCATCGTGTGGTCCGCGGTGCTGTCGTGAGCGAAGATTTCCGGACATACGAGTCCCTCTACCACGACATCCGCAAGGATGATCACGACACGGGGAAGTTCGCCAGGCGCGCCGGGCTCGGCCGCGACGCCTGCACGCACGCCGAGGGCACGCGCGCCCGCAACGATTGGATGCGCGGGTGGCGCCACGAAGATGATCGGCAGCAGGAGCGCGCGAAGGAGTCTGTTTAAGAAAAATAAATGTTGACCCAGGCTGTCGAGGCGCCTATCTTCACAATTGTGAAGAGGGACGAACCTGTCCCGGCAGCCAAAACCGAAAGGGTCACGACATGTACGCCACCGCAGCCACCTCCAAGGGCCATCTGGATGGGTCGCTCTCCGCACAGTGGATGAGCCGCCCGGATGACCAGCGGTTCCTGAACCTGACCGACCTGCGCGATCAGGTGAAGCTGTGGGCCGATCAGTCCCTCGCCACCGTGGTGGAAAGCCGCGATGTGCGTGTGCTGGCCAACCCCCAGGATGCCCAGCGGATCGCCCTCCAGATCGAGGGGATCGACTCCCAGCTCTCCATGACCCACTGGTCATTCGACCAGCTCGCCCAGAAGGCCGAAGCGCCGGCCGGCTACCTTCGCCGCATCCCGGCGGCGCTGGCTGCCATCAACCTCCAGCACGGCCTGATGCACGCGGCGCCGGAGAAGCTGATGGCCTACCATCGGGCCGATGGGTCGAGCTATCTGCGCGCTCTGACCAGCCCGAGCTACGGCCGCATCCTCGATCATGAGGTGGTGGATCAGGTGATCGCCATGATCGGCCATGATGACCGCTGGAAGGTGCCGGGCACGATCGATTGGGGCAGCCTGAACGCCAATGGCACCGTGAACTACGATCCCGAGACGCCGGTCACGAAGGAAGGCACCACCCTCTACGCCTCCGACCGCGACGTGTGCATCTTCCTCTGCGATGATCGCAACCCGATCGAGGTTGGCTTGCTGGACGACGGGTCGCCCGACCTGATGTTCCGGGGCTTCATGCTCCGCAACAGCGAGACCGGGTCGGCCAAGTTCTCGCTCAAGACCATGATGCTCCGTGGCGTGTGCCAGAACCGCAACCTGTGGGGCGTGGAAGACGTGTCGGAGCTGACCATCCGCCACAGCAATTTCGCCCCTGAGAAGTTCGCCGAGCTGGCGCCGCCGGCCCTGGCATCCTTCACCAACTCGGCCGCGGCTCCGGTGGTGGCCAAGGTGCTGGCCGCCAAGGGTGTGAAGTTCACGGGCGACAATGCCGAGCGCAAGGCCGATCAGGTGAAGCTGCTCCATGAGCGGCTGAAGTTCCCGGTCAAGACCGCCGAGGCCATCGTGGGCACCGACCCGAACGGCCAGGGCAAGGCGCTGGACGCGCCCAGCAACCTCTGGCAGCTCTTCAACGCGGGCACGGCCTGGGCTCGCAAGATCCCGCACCAGGATGACCGCACGAAGGCCGAAGCGGTCCTGGCCAAGATGCTGGCCAAGGTCTGATCTACTCGGGGCGGCTCCGGCCGCCCCATCTATCTCCAAATCGAAAGGGCAAAGCTATGGCGTGGATTTTCTTCAACGACGCCTTCATTTCCGTTGTGGCGCCCACGCCAGGCAGCGTCGCCGATCGCGAAGACAAGGTGTGCGTGCGGGCCAGGCTCAAGGGCCACCTGGAGAAGGTCTTCGGCGACCACATAGCGGTGGAAGAGGGTGGCGGCAGGGACTACCGCTTCCGGACTCTGCTGCCGCGTCGGATCGTGGCCCAGGTGATCGCGGATCGCATCCTCGAAATCGACTATGGCAACTTCAAGGACTCCGTGAAGGACAAGCCGCTGCATGACGCCTACCTCCGGGTGTGGGGCGTGATGCACAGCGAGCAGGTCCGCGAGGGAGGCAAGGGCTGGGAAGCCTACAGCGGCAATCGCCACGCGGGGAACCGCAACCGCAGCCTGGCCACGCCGCGTCGGCGCCGGAAGGCCAAGCCGCACGATCACAGCGCCGATCCGTTCGACTGGATGGGCGATGATGCCGACGATTTCTTGTTCAAGGGGAGGTGACAAAAGAGGGGCCGCGAGGCCCCTCAGTTAGGTCACGATGGACGCCAGCAAGGCGAACCCATCGCCGGGGAATATGTTCCGTTTGCGGCAGCAAAACAAACGAAATCGTCACCTTGTGTGACCGGGTCGGTTCACAATATTATTTAGCAGTTGATCCCCTCGGGACACACCAGCGCCAAGTCTAGTCCCCCCTGGACGAAGGCGCGGGAGGCTGTGGGATGCTTCGCGACTGACCCCGAGAAGTCCGAGGCGCCGAGCTGGCGGAACGATGGGCATCCACGGCCCTGCACCAGCGACGTGGAGAGGCGGTGTGTGTAGGCCAGGCCGGTTGCAAACGGCAGGGCCGCATCGCCGGTGGAGGTGCAAGCCCTCTTTCGAGATTGGGGACGGGGTTCGAGTGGGGCCGAATGCTGGCCCGGACTACATTGCATTGAAGTCTGGCCGATCCCTTGTCGGCCCCACTCTACGAGGAAGCCGGAGCGTTACCGGTCGCTGGCCGAGAGCAAGCGCAACCACGGTTCGAGTCCGTGCCGGGGTCGGCGATCCGCCGGCTCTAAGCGAATACCGCCCGAGGCAGGCGGGGGCCATGAGTTTCACCCCGATGGGGTGTCCGAGTGGATAGGGTGTCGTCTAAGCGGCATCAGGACACGGTCTAGCGGCCGAGAAGCGGATTGCCAAACCGCCCCCTATCCTCCAGATCCTGCGCAGCTTGGCGCAGGAGTGCCCTGCCCAGCTAGGGGTGGGGGTTGCGGGGGCCGGTTCGTCCGCCCCGCCGCCGGTAGTAAAGCCCGATCAGCGTGCGGGCTTGAATACGGCATAGCGCCGGACGCGGCGACATCGCCGCCGTGGCTTCCAACTGCCGGACGCCACGGTCGCGATCGAGAGGCCCCTAGGGTGCCTCCAAACGGAAAGGGCCGGGCGCTCATCAGAGGCCCGGCCCTTTTGCTGTCCGACGATCAGCCGTTCAGGATGCGGTCTTCCAGCGCCTTGGTCTTGGCGTTCAGGGCTTCCCATTCGGCCGCGGTCGGCGCGCCCTGGCGCTGCAACAGCTCCAGCGCCTTGGTCGCCATCCCGAACACTTCGGTGCCGGTGTCGGCCACCTTGACGATCAGCTCCAGCAGCGCCACGGCGTAGCGTACCGAGTTAGGTTCCATCGGGCTTCTCCGGTGTGGCGGCGATCAGAGCGGCCAGGGCCGCCTGCGCCGCGTCGAGGAAGGGCCAGACAGCCCGCGCCTCGGGATCGGCCCTCACGGCCGCCTGAGCGCCGCGCATGGCCGGCGAAGCGATCCGCACCGCATCCTGGATGCGATCGACCGTGGCCGGGTCGCTGCACAGCGGCGGACGCGCCGCGACTGTGCCGCATCTGGGTAGCTCGACATAGTCGGCCGCCGGCTCCATCGCCGCGGTGTAGGCGGTCTGGAGCGCGTACACCCGCGCCTCGGGCTTGTCGCACGCGCACAGGAGGCCCAGGAGGGCGATTGCCCCCATTCGGGCCAGCAACCCCCGGCGCATCACGCCAAGGGCTCCGGCGGGGCCACGGGCGCAGCGGGCGGGGCCATCGGCACCAGATCGGCCACCACGCCCGCCACCAGGGTGGTTCCGCCAGCGATGGTCGCCGCATCTTCCAGGTTGGCGTGGACGCCGGTCTCGGCCATCGCCTTGGGAAGCGCGCCCTTGACCATGTCGACCACCTGAGACTGGGTCTTTTGGAAGTGCTCCACCGCGTCGGGAACGGCGTGGTTCACATACTCGGCCGCCGCCACCAGGCTGTCGCCGGCCAGCTTGATCTTGCCGTCCGTGGAGTTGGCGATCAGGTCCATGAGCATCTTGCGCGCTGCGCTTTCGACCGTGGCGCGCAGGGCGGCGCCGTTCTGCTGGTCGAGCGCAATGCTGGTGTTCGTGCGCAGCCAATTGATGGCGAAGGCCGCGGCGGTGCCGATGAGGCCCACCGCGGCCGTCACGATGGCCGCAACGATGGGCTCGGCGTAGGACAGCCACCAGGGCGCGGCCGTCGCCTGCTGCACCAGCACCGTTCCGGTGGGCACGATCTCCTGTGCGAAGGCAGGCCCGATGATCATCAGAAGCACAGCCATGGCCGTGGCGAAGGCGAACAGCAGCACGCCGAAGCGGCTGTCGGGGTCGGTCTTTCTCAGGAGCATGGTCCCCTCCTAGTTGCCCGGCGGTGTCGCCGGCTTGGGCACGTCGCCGAAGAGGGCGGCGCGGGTGTTGGTGCCGATCACGCCATCCACCTTGAGGCCGTGGGCACCCTGGAATTTGCGGACGGCGGCTTCGGTCTTCGGACCCATCCAGCCATCCACCGACAGCGGATCGTAGCCCAAAAGGACGAGGATGGCTTGCGCCTCGGCGATCTCGGCGCGTCCGGCCGGGATATCTTCATCGTGTGCCCGGTGCATCACCTCGGCGAAGGCGGCGACCAGCTTGCGGCTATAGGCGGGGATGTTGGCCGTGCCGTTGTAGGCCGCAAATTCGGTCCATCGCTTGTCCCTGATCTCATCGTCCAGGCCAATCGACTTCACGAAGCGCGAGAAGCCCCAAAGCTGCTCATCCTCGCTGGCGCAGAACGCCTCGATCATCCCGTCGACCGTGTCGAACCCGGCCGGGCTGGAGTTGAACCCCATGATCTGCGGCAGACCCCAGCTCGCCGAGCGCAGGGCCGCGGCCCGGTCAAGATCAATGGCCAGGTCGAGCCGGTCGTATTCGGCCGCACCGCCCTTGTAGCCGCCCGCCTTGCTGTTGCTGATGTCGGGGTGATCGGCCGAGTAGAGGCCGCCCGTGAATTTGTGGAATTTGTGACGCTCGAACAGGATCTTGGGCCGCTTGTCGGCCAGGAACCCGCGCCCGCCGGCTTCCACCAGCACGACGGCCTCAACCGCCGCCGGCTCGGCGCCGAGGCTGTCTGCGATGTCGGCATAGATGCCGATGGAACGGCCCTCGGCCTTGCCGCGAAAGCCCATGGGGATCATTCTGCGTCCACCTCTTCAAGCCGGATGTCCGCCCCGGTGTGGATATGGACCGTGGTGCTTTCACCCGGCCCCAGGTCCGGCTTCAACACCTGATCGGCATGGCCATGGGCGCCCTTGTAGACGTAGGTCACCCTGACCTTGCGGGCATCGGCGCCGGCCGGGGTCGGCCCCATGGTGTTCTCGATCTTCACGCTGATGGTCATGGTGCGTTGCCTTTCAGGAAGAGGGGCGATTTGCCTGGAAGCACGGTGTTCGCCCCGATCCACCGCACCGCGCCGCGGGCATCGCCCGAGCACTCGCCGCGGGCCGCCTTCATGCCGCGGTAGGCGTCGCGCAGTGCCTTGTTGCTGGACAACAGCATGTCGACCGTTCGCAGCGGCGGCAGCTCGGGCGGCTCGGCCGGGCCGGTCGGGCAGCTCTTGAGGCCCGCCGGTATCTCCAGCGGCATCAGGTAGGCGTCTGGCGTGGGCGGCATCGGGTCGCTGCAAGCGGCCAGCGCCAGCAGGGCGATCAGGGCGACGCGCAAGGCTACCTCCCAGGCGCCTGGCGGCGCGTTGTGGGTTGGGTCGGCATGGCCGGTCGGCTGGCCGCGTCGACTCCCGCGATCCACTGCTCGGCGGTCCACACCCGCCGCTCCAGCTTGTCGGCGTCGTCGCCGGTCTGCTCGGCTTCCTTCTCAAGCCGGGTGACCCGATCGCCTTGAGACTTCTGCTCGGCCTCGATCGCGGGGAATTTCTGGTTGAGCTGCGACTGGATGGTGGCCAGAGTCCCGCTCTGCTCCTTGAGCTGGGAGGTGACATCCTTCCGGAAATCGGCCAGGTCGACACTGGTGCGCGTCGACGTGTTGGCGTTGCCCACCGCCCACACGATCAGCACCACGGCCGTCACGATGATGGGCCAGGTGCTGGACAGGGTCATGTTCCCGAAGAACCCGGCCGAGGGCGGCGCGCGGCGATCCATGCCGCTGCGCCTGTCCGGCTCGGGCCAGCCGTTGGGCTCGCGTCCCCCGTTCGGCATATCCCAATCTCCATTGCTCATTCCGCGCCTTCCCCCTTAGCTCCCCCGAGCCCGATAAGTTCCCGCTGTCATTAGACCATGTCGTAGGTGGTCACCTTGGTGATGGTGCTGGTGCCACCATCACTGTAGACCGGCGAGGCCCGAACCGACTTGCAAGCGCGCAACTTGGTCACCGTGTCGCCGATCACCACCGGCGAGGTGGGGCCGGAGCCCGCCACCAGCGCGGTCGAGCGCACCTCGACGCCGCCGGCTGGGCCAGGGATGCCGAAGGTGCAGCGGTCCAACACCAGGTCGATCTTGGCCCCGCCGAGGCCGAGGGAGTCGACGCACGTGCAGACCGAGCTGGACAGCGCCGGGTCGCCGCCCTGCGGGTCGAAGGTGCAGTCGGTGGCCCGCGCGGTGTAGGTGCGCGCGGTCGCCAGCAGCGTCCCGGCCACGATGCCGAAGCACTGGGCACCGCACCGCTCGATCACCACGCCCAACATGAACACGTCGGCCTGGGTGATGATGCCGCCCTTGTAGCAGTCGTGGAAATAGCCGCCGTTGACTTCCAGCCGGTTGCGGTTCAGCAGGGTGGCATCTTCGTGCTGAGAAGAGCCATCGCCCATGTAAGTGTGGGAGGACTCGCAGTTGTTGAGAACGGTCTTGGTGACGCCGCCATTGCTGGAGATGAAGCCGGGCTTGACCGACCGGGCGAAGCCATCGTTGGCGATGTATTTGGCCCAGCAGTTATTGTAAACGTATGAGCCGTTCTCGTCTTCCCAGCCGTTGTTGCCGCCGCCGGCCAGGCCCGACCACTCGGCGCCGCAGTTGTTGATGGTGCCACCGCCCTGCGCGCCCTTGAACACGTGCTGCGAAGCGTGCTTCAGCTTGAGGTTCCACAGGGTGATCCGCGGCGCGCCGACAACCTCGATCACGTAGCTCGACATCGCCACCACGACGCCGGCCGTGAAGGGGTTCGCCGCCATGGTGTTGGGGGTGCGGTAGTAGTTCTTCCCGCCCGAGGCGAAATACCCGCCGGTGGTGATCGCGTCCAGGGCCGCCACGGTGGTGGTGTTCGGCAGCGCGGCAGCGGGCGTGTCGGGCAGCGTGAACCACGGCTGCGGGTTGATGGCCTGGCCGACCCAAAACGCCTGATTGGCCACGTTTCCGAGGCGCCCGTGGTTGTAGCTCGGGGCGGAATAGACGCGGGTCGACCCGCCCTCAAGGGTGTAGTCGTTGCGCACCTCGCCGCAGTCCACCGTGGTGCAGCCGCCGGGGATGCCGATCACGGTCCAATCGTAGGAGACCGTGTCCTCCAGCATCATGGAGCCCTTCACCGTGGTGCTCACGATCTGGACCTTAATGGTCTTGCCGCCGAGCCCGAGAAGGCTGATGCACTTCGGCACGTCGTAGAGGGTCTTCGCCGGCCAGGCGTAGGAGCCATTGCCGGCCACCGCCGTCGCGCTGTCCACGAACACGGTGTTGCCCGTGTAGCCCACCTTGGTGAATTTGGTGATCTTCACGTCGGTGTCGGGATTGATGTTGACCCCGATGATCAGGTTTCCGGCCGGCAGGGCCGGAGTGATGGTGTGCGGGCTGCGGCTCGGGACATCGTTCACGAACACGGTGGTCACCACGCTGCCATCGGCGCGGACATACCACTTCATGCGCAGCCTGTCCCCGTTTACAAACGGGTTGGCGTCGTTGGCCAGGTTCGGCGCCGTGGTGTAGGCCACGTCGATCTGGACGCCGGTGGCGTTGACCACCGCCGGACCCATGAAGTTGGGCACGTTTCGCCAGGGGACCGTGCGTCGGCTGCTGCTCAGGTCGCCCGAGGTGACCGGGTCGGTGCCGAACCACGGTCCCGCCGTGGTGCTCAGGGTTCCGGAGGCGTAGACAGCCTCCATCTCGTACACGTCGCCGGGCGCCATGGCGTAGGGCAGCCGGAAGCCGACCTGCCAGGTGCTCGACAGCCCCACAAGGCCCTGCACCCGGAACCCGCTGTCATCGTTCGTGATGGTGAAGCGCGTCGCTGGGCTGCCGATGGTGACCCAGGCCGCGGTGTGGTTGAAGGTCGTCCAGTATTTCGCCGGGTCAATGGCGTTCACCTGGATCTGGAGCTGAGCATACTTGTCGGCCGTGAGTACCCAGCCGTTCGGGCCGGACGCGTCCCGGCGATAGGTGCCATTCTTGTTAGGGTCGGGGTCGTTGCCGACCTGCACCAGCGTGCCCGCCGCCGGGGCCGGGGTGATCGAGATGAGGGCCGCATAGGTGGCCACGCCGGTGAGGCCCGTGGCGCCCTCGGTGCGGATCTGTTGCAGCAGGTCGCCGAGCAAGCCCGTGGTGCCATCCGGCATGATCACGGTCATCACTTCGCCGATCTGGTCGGCAGCATCGGCCACCGCGATCTTGACGCTGTCTTCGCCGATGCTGCCCTTGAGCCCGCGGAACCAATCCACGGTCGAGGCCGTGGGGAGGGTGCTTTCGAGGATTCCTGCCATAATTCCGTTCCCCTTTAGGCAGCGGCGACCCAGCCGGCCTTACGTTGAATATCCGCATTCGCCGGCTTCGTCACGCCCCACTTGACATATTGGACGATGCCATTGAGGGCCGCCACGGTGTTGCGGCTGATGTTGATGGTGACCGGGGTGCCGCTCGGGACCGTGCCGCTGGTGTCGGTCAGGACCGCGGCGCCATCCTTCGACATGCCGAAATCATTCAGCTTGTAGCCCAGCACCAACTGGGTGTCGGTCGGCGCGGTATAGGCCGCGGTCAGGTTGGCCTGCGTCACAGCGCCCACCTGGGTGAGGCCGCGCACGGTCGCCGTGGTCAGGAAGCCCAACAGGTGAAGGTCGCTGTTGGCGTTGCTCTGGCCGGTCTGAATGATGGTGCCGTTGCTCGCCGAGTTGGCGACCGACCGCGCCTTGCACCCGAAATAGCCCTCGGTCGCGTTGAAGTCCGCGCCTGGCGCCCGCACGATCAGCGGGGCATTGCGCGTCGCGGCGGCGCCCGCCACCACGATCGGTGCCGAGGCGTGCGCGCCGGTTTCGAGCTGGTTCAGGATGAAATAGATGTCGGCGCCGGCCGGGGCGGCGACGCGCATCTGTTCCGTGCCCACCGCCGGGGTGCGCGTCCCTTCGTATCGCGTCCAGGTTGTGCCGCCCGCCGCGATGGTCACCACCGACACGCCGCCGATCTCCAGCCGCCCCGCCGAACCACGCGCCCATACGAACCCGCGGTGCGCGACTGTTCCGGATACGGTGCCCCCGAATGTCACAAAGGCGTCGGCCGTGCCGGTGGTGTTGTTGAGCCGGTAGACCGTGCCGGAGAGGATTCCGGCGGTCACCAGCGATGCAAGCTTCCCCGCGTTAAGGTTCGTGGTGTCGGTCACCATGGTGAGGGTGGCCGCCGGGTCGCCCGACAGCGTCGCATTGGCGTTGCCAGGCGCGCCGGTGGTCGGAGCCGCGTTGTAGTTGGTGCAGCGGTTGGTGCGCGCTTCCCACACCTCAAGCCCCAGGTCGGAGACCGGTAGGGTGTTGGCCGCGATCGAGCGCAGCGAGCCATCGGCCTGCGTCACGATGGTGGCCGAGGTGGTGATGGTGGTGAAGATCGCCGCCCAGTCCGCCGCCGAAACCACGTTGGTCACGGTGCCGCCGATGCGATACCGCTTGCCCACGAAATCGACATGAACCGAGGTGTCGGGATCGAACCACCCGACATTCAGGAAGATGGGCAGGCTCGGGCCGGAAGGATTGCCGAGGGAGTCGACCTGCACCGCCGTGATCTGGCGCACGCCCAGGCCCAGGCCCGACAAGCTGCCCGACCAGTTGCCAGCCGCGTCCGCTGTGATGGTGGCCGGCGAGGTGGTGTTCAGAACGCCATCCGCATACAGCTTGACCTGGATAAGCGGGGTGCCAGTGCCGGACACAAACGGGTTGGCGCTGCCCACCGGGCCGCTCGGCGTCGAGAAGGTCGGAGCCGGCGGCGCGACGCCAGGCCCTAGGGTCACGTCGACCACGAAGGGCACAGCACTTACCAGCCCGGAGCGGTTGTAGGCGGCGATGCCGAAGGTGTACGGGCCGGCGGCGCCAGGCGCCCCGGTCTCGTAGGGCGACGACAGCAGCAGCCCATCGTTCAGGGGCGTAAGGTCGTTCCAGGTCCAGCCCGAGCCGGCGCGCGACCGGATGCGGTAGCCGGCCAGGTCCGGCGGCGGCCCGTCGCCCTCGGGGTCGGCGAGGGTCCACGAGAAGGTTCGCATCCCCGAATTCTGCCGCACCACCGTGAGGCTGTTGGGGTTGGGCGGGACCACGCTGCGCGCGGCGACCGTGTGGTCCACGGGCGGGTCGGTCCATGCCGAGGGCACGCCATCGCGGCTCAGAGCGCGGGCGCTTACCTCGATCAGGTCTTCAAAGACATAGCCCGCCAGCGTGGTGGTGTAGGCGCCGCCGGCCACGTCCTGCACCTTCCAGGGCAGCGTGGAGCCTTGGTAGCGGTGCCGTACCTGGAAACCGGCCGTGGGGGTCTCGGCGCCCTGCCCGGCGGCCAGGCCCACACCAACGGGCGAGTAGACCGTGCCGTCGTCGCCCACCACTTGCGATGTGTTGCCGGAGGTGACCCCGATGATGATCGGGACCGCGGGCACGTTGCGATCGGGGAGCGGCTGGCGCGGAACCCACTCGGGCGGCACCAGATCGTCGGCCTCATCAATGTAGGGCTGGCCGTAGTCCACCGCGGTGATCTTGGCGGTCAGGTCTTCGCCCGGCTCGATCGCTTTGATGATCAGGTCGTGGCTCTCGAACGCCTGGAGTCCGAACATCCATATGTCGCCCACCGCCGGCCGCTCGGCGCCCAGCACGCGGACGCTCATGCGCTTGCCGGGCTGGTTGACTACATCCAGCACAACAGACGCGCCGGTGATGCCGTTGCGCCACCGCAGCGAATAGGTGTGTCCGGCCTCCATCTCGACTTCATCATCCAGCTCGATGATGGTCCCGGTGATATCCTTCACGCGCCCGGCGGCGATGCCCCAGCGGGTCACATCCGACTGGACCTTGATCCGGTCGCCGCGCGTGACGCGCAGGCTTTCCCAGGTGGTCGAGAACGAATAGGTGTCGGCCCGCACGATCAGCTCGCGGAACCGCCGCTGCCCTTCGGTCCACAGCTTGCCCGCGTCGGTCACGCCGCGCAGCTCGATCCCCTCGAAATCGGTCGCCGCCTCGGGGGTCACCCCTTCGCGGTACACGATCCGTTCGTCTTGCTTCCAGTTGTATTGGCGGTCCACGAAGCGGATGCGCCAGGCGTCGGGGATGGTGCGGTAGTTGCGCTCCACCTGGAAATCCCAGGAGTTGCGCTCCGTGAACAGGTCCGCGATCTCGTCCTGCGGCTTGTCGATAATCACCGACCATTTGCCGTTGGGGCGGGTCGGGCTCGCGCGCCCGGCGGCGGCGACATCGGCCAGAGTATCCAGCACCGAAGCCGCGGCGTCGCGGTTCATGTTGAATTCCAGGCCCTTGGCGACGTTGTCGGTCTTCCACGCCTGTAGGGTGGGCAGGTCGATCTGCGCGTCCGATCGCGGCAGCGCGTTGGCCGGGTGCTGGAGAACGTAGCGGTACAGGTCGGCCGGCGCGCTGGTCTCGACGTTGTCGATCCACGCCGAGCCGTTCCACGCCTTGCAACGGGAGGTGGCGATGGCCGACAGCGTGTCCACCACGCCGTTGAGCTGGCCTTGTGCCTTGATCCGCATCGCCAGCAGCGCCAGCGGCTTGGAGAAGGTGAAGGGCACCTCATGGCGGATGGTGCGCAGGGATGACCAGATCGGGTTGGGGGTGTCGCTCTGGTCATCGATATTCTGGAGACGGACATCATATTGCCCGCGCGGGACGCTCCAGACCTTGCCGATGCGGAAGGGCTCTTGCTTGGACTCGCTGATGTCGAACGTGCCGAGGCTAACCCAGGTCAGGTTGCCGACCAGCCGGTATTCCACCGTGATCACGGTGCTGGTCTCTTTCGGCTTGCCCTTGCTCGACATCTTGACCAGCCCGCCGGGATAGGTCCAGTCAATGGACAGCTCATCGGCGTCGGGGTCGCTGCGCGTGACCACCGGGGCCGAGCCTTCGTGCAGCGCCAGGTTGAGCTGCTGTTCCAACACCTGGCCGGGGTAGAGCGTGATCGGCGCGTCGCCGGGGAGCCCTTCCCTGATCTCCATCTGGACATCATCGAAATCCGCGATCGACGTTTGGCCGATCAGGATGTCTTCGATGCGGATGGGGCCATAGCCGAACACGAACAGCAGCCGGAGCCACTGGTCATTGCCGGACGCTTCGGTGTAGGCCCTGGCCGCGTAGAGCGGGGCCACGCGATGGCGCCCCAGCAGCGCAGGGATGGCGCCCCACGGGCTTGCGGTATTCCGGGAGCCACCGATGGAGTAGGTCTGCGACTGCTGCCGGGAGGCCAGCGCAGGCTGCCTGATGGGGATCAGGGCATTCAGCAGCATGTTTCCGGCGAAGCTGATCCCCGCCGTGATCAGCGCCGTGGTGGCCGCCATGGTGCCCGCGGCAGCAGCGGACCCGGCGGCGGCAGCGGCGGCTGTGAGGGGCAACAGCGCGCCGGCCAGGTACGGGGCAGCGAACGCCACCGCCACCACCAGCGCGATCCCCAGGAGCGTCCGGCCGATGCCGCCCTGCGGCACCAGCATGAAATTGACATCGGCGCCCAGCTTGGGCTTGACCACATGCCACAGGTTCGACGGGATTTCGTGGTCGCCGATCTTCGCGGTGCCGTGGCTCCGAAGGATCGGGTCCATCTTCCCGTCGAAACAGGTGGCCACCATCTCGGCCAAGGTCATGCCGACAGGGCAGCGGATTTCCACCCGCTCGATCATCAGGGGATTGCGGCGCGCCACCACGCGGATGCTGTCCGGCAGCGCGGCTTCCAGCATGTCGCTCTGGTACAGGTCAAGCACAGGCGCCTCCGGTCAGGCGGTAGAAGCCCACGACGCGCCGCTTGAATTCGTTGTCCAGATATCGCTGCACCCGCGAGGTGTCGTCGGTCTCGATATGCAAGAATTTACCCGGCGATGTGACCAGCCCGATATGCGTCGGCCAATGGCCCTCGCGAAGCAAGATGAAATCCCAGGTCTGGACGGCTTCGGGCTCGATCGGATGCACCAGATCCGACAGCTCGGCGTCGATCACCGCCGCCAGGTGCTCGGAATCCTCCGGCCTGGCGTAGGTCTCGGCGTAGGTCGGCAGCCGGACGCCGCGACCTTCCAGGTTCGCCAGGTAGCACAAGCCCCAGCAGTCCACGCCTGCGCGGCTGCGGCCCTTAGCGAGCCACGGCAGCCCGAGGAAGGGAGTCGACCAGTGTTCCATCAGAACAGGGTCGGGAAGCTGCCGGGCGTGAACATGCCCGAGGGGAACGGCTCCGTGGCGAAATTGTCCATCGACATCTCGATCTCCACGGTCTCGAAATTGAAGGTCGCTCGGGTCATCATCAGCTCATCCCAGGCCACCTCAACAAGGTCTGGCGTGCTCGACAGGACCACCTCAATGAGCACCGCCGCCGGGGTCGGGGCGAGCTGCAACAGGTCGCTAACGCGGAACACGCCCTCTTGCAAGCCCGCCAGCGAGATATTGTCCATCGACAGCTTGGCCCGCGGCGCGCTCTCGTCCTGATCATCGGGATAGATCGCATTCACGGGGATGAAAACGAACTGGTCGCCGCGGCTGATGGTGCCGTAGATCAGCTCCGTTTCCGAGATGCGCTGCGTCGGGTCGGTCGAGATGCGGATCGGCTCCACCAGATCCGGGTGAAAGAACGTGATCAGCACCGCCGCGACGCGATCGGTCGTTTGGGCGAAGATGGCCTGGCGCAGCGTGATCGAAAGGACGCGGCTCACGGCATTACCTCAAGGTCTAGGGCCGCAGTCCACGTGACCGGGGTCATGGGCACCAGCTTTGGCACGGTCGGCATCATGACGATGATCATGGCGCCGATCAGGATTTGGTCGCCGGACTCCGCAAGGATCGGATCGAGGTTGTCGTCCAAGAGCGGTTGGTTGTGCAGGCGCGGCTGCGGGAACCGGAACGGCCACAGGCCCTTCGCCAGGGTCACCCGGTGGAAATCCATGAGCACCTGGGTCTGCCAATGATGCAGGATGACGGAACACTTCAGCGGCGAGCTGTTGGAGCTGGTGCGCGGGCGCGATATCGCCGGGCCGCGACCGGGCTGCGACCGGACCACGTTGGTGGCGGGGGACTCTTCGTATCCAGGCACCATCACCTGTTGGGGAAGCCGAGCGTCCCAGGTCATGATGGGCATGTCAGCGCGTCCTAAGTGTGGTGGAGGCGTTGTAGTTCTGCGACAGCGACTTGTTCACGGGCGAGCCGCGCCGGCCGGCTTCCGAGGCCACAGCCTTGCCGATCATCACGGTCACATCCACGCCGCCGGTCGAATTCGGGGTTTGGGTCTGCGTGGTCTCTTGGCCGGAGTAGTTGTGTACATCGACGTTGGTCACCGGGCGGGTGTTGCTGTTGGAGGCCCACCGGCCGCCGTTCAGGGTGTGCCGCGCGTCTTCGGGGGTGATCACCTCTTCCTTGCGCTTCAGCACGGCCCGCACCTCATCCTGCGCAAGTCCGATGATGCCGCCGCCGTGCAGCTTCGGCGCGCCATCCCAGGACATCGCCATGCGCCGCGGCGCGCCGCCGGAGGTGCCCACGATGCCGCCGGTGTGGTAGGCCGCCGCCATGCTGCCGCCGGTGCCCGGAGCGCCGATGCCGGGCGGCGTGGAGCCGCCGCCGAACATGCCGACCACGAACGTGCCGATGGACCCGAGGATGCCGCCGCCGTTGCCGCCGCCGAGGCCCTGGACGATGCCTTGAAGCGCCTGGCCGAACACTGACAGGAAGCCGCTGCCGGACTGCTGCATCCCCATGCCGATGGCGTTCAGGGTCTTGCTGAACCCATCGGTGAAGGTCGCCGCCTGGCCCGCCAGCTTCGCGCCGGTGGTCTCCAGCGTGTCGCTGCCCACGCCGCCGCCCAGTGTCGGGAAGCCCGAGCCGCCCGCGATGCCCGCCTTGGGGGCGTTCTGGTTTGCCGCCAGGTCCGGCCGATCTGGGATGCCGCCGCCCAGCAGTCCGCCGAGGCCGCTCGGCGCCGCGAGGGTCTGGACATTGATCACGGCCGTGGTGGCGGTGACTGTGGTCTTGTCGAGCAAGCCGCCGGTGTCGGCCGCGTCGCTGCCGGGCAGGCTGATCCCGAGCGCGTCCATCCCCATCTTGCCAAGGTACGAGAAGCCGGTCTTGAGGGCGGGCGCCAGGATTTGCTGGTTTGCGAGCTGGAGCAAGCTGTCCAGCAGACCTTGAAGGCTTTCGGTCGCGGTCTTCGTGCCGCCAGTCAGATCGGTGAGGAATGTGGTGAAGGACGCTCCCACACCATCAAAGGACTCCTGGAGCATCTTGGCGTGGCGCCGGGTCTCTTCCAGGCCCTCGATCGAGGGGCGGAAACTCTCGGCCTTGGCCAGTGCATCTTCCTTGGACGCGCCGGCCGCCTCAAGCTGGCGCCGGATGTCCAGCAGGCGGGTTTCAACCGCTACCTGCTGTTCGGACGCGCCGACCATGCGGATGGACAGTTGGGCATCCTCGGCATCGCGGCCGATCCCCTCGCGCACGTTCATGGCGGTGCGGAGGGCTTCCGAGGCGTCCTTCGCCTTGTAGAGCGTGTTGATTAGGTCCGTGAGGCTCTTGATCTGGTCGGGCGTGTATTTCTTGCCCTGTAGCTCCTGAATAGCGGCGAGCCGAGCATTCTCCTGTTCAATCTGGCGAACAGCATCGGAACCCTTGGCATACGCAGCGGCGAGGCGATTTTGGCCGTCGATCTGTTCTTGCAGCCCGCCCTTTTGCTTCGCATAGGTCCGCTCAACCTTCTCCTGTGGCGTCTCTTTCGCCCTATTGATCTTGTCCTGTATATCCTTCATGTCCTTGAGCACCTGATCCACCGACGACGTGGTCGTGGTGGTCGAGGCCGCGGGCAGGAAGGATTGCGCCCAGTCGATCGCGCCCTGTGCCGCCATGGAGACAGCGGCCAGGATGCCGCCGGCCTTCACTCCGCGCGCCAGAAGCGCCTGCATGGCGGTCTCCACCGTGCCGAGCATCCCAGCGAAGGCGGCGCCCATGTTGGTGAGGCCATCGGCCAGCGTGGCATTGGCGATGAGCTGAAGCTTGATCGAGTTGGCTACGTCCTTCTGGTGGTTTTGGAGGGCGGCCCGGTACTTGTCGAGGCCATCTGAGTTGATGTCGTCCAGCTCGCCCCGGAATTCGGCCAGGGTGATGTGCCCCGACGCCAAGAGCTGCTGGGCTTCCAGCAGCCGCTTGTTCAGCGTCGACAGGCCGCCCGTGGCCTGGTCGCGGATGCGAACCGCCGCCTGCTCCAGCTTCTCGTTTTTGTCGGTCTCGGCGTTCAGCTTGGCGAGCTGCTGGGCGGCGACCTGCGACGCCTGCGCGGCCAGCCGGAGCCGGGTGTTGCTGCTGTTCAGCGCCTCACTGACCGTGGCGACCTGGGTTCCGGTGATGCCGATGGTGGCCTGATACGCCTTGAAGATCCGATCGGCTTCCTTCGTGCCGTCGTTGGTTTCCTTCAGCGCCGCATTGAAATCCTTCAGCCCCTCGACGCCGCCGGTCTTCAGCGCATTGGCGGCGCCGTTGGCGTTGGCGAAATCCTTGGCCGTGACCGCGTTGATGCCGGACTGGATATCGCCCATGGCGCCGGGGCCGCCCATCCGGCCGGCTTCCATGCGGTTTTGCGCGCGCCACAGCCCATCCATGCCCTCGGCCGTCCGGCGGATCATGGAGTCGTACTTGGACACGATCTCGGTGTTGTTGGTGACCGTGTTCTGTTGCAGCTCAAAGCCCTTGTTCGCTTCCACCAGCCCGGTGTTGAGGGTGGAGAACATGCCGGGGTCGTTGCCGAGTTTGACCCACTCTTCCCGCATGTTCTGGATAACGCCGAACAGCTTTTGCATCTCTTCGATGCTCTGCGGCCCCTTATCCTTGACGATCTTGTCCAGGAATTCAGCGTTATCCGCCCACTCGGGACGCGGGGGCAGGCCGCGCGACCGCGCCTGGTTGATGTTGTTGCGTGCGGCGACCGCGAAGGGCTGCACCAGATCGGCGATGTTCTGCCGGGCGCCCGGCAGCTTGCGGTTCGCCTCATCCAGGGCCGCCTGCGCGGTCGCTCGGGCACCGCGGATCGTTTCGTCGGTCAGGTCAGAAATGCTCTGCTGCGCGCTCCGGGCGTTGTGCGGGATGTATCCCAGCAGGGTGTTGGCCTGCTCCAGCGACTTGGCATAGAGGCCCGTGTTGTCGGTGGCGTAGTCGACCTCGCGGTTCAGCATAACGAACGCCGCGACGCCGGCCGTGATCAGGGTGGCGATGCCGGCCGTGCTGTTCAGGAAGGCCATGGCCGCCCCGAGGCCGCGCACCGCGAAGGCCGCGGCGGTCGCCTGAACGCCCACGAAGCGGAAGGCCGTCGCCATATTCTGGACAAGCTGCAATCCAGAGAACACGTTGAACAGCTTCAGCGCGATGAAGCCGCCCGCGGCGATCGACAGGATGTCGAGGTTGTGGGCCAGCAGACCGAAGGCGGCGCCCAGCGCCGTGGCGCCCGCCACCAGCGGGCCGCTCTGAAGCGCAGCCGTGAGCTGCGTGAGGGTGCTGATCATGGCGTCGCCGAAGCCGCCCTTGATCACCGACTCCTGCACATGGAGCCACGCATTCTCCAGCTCGGACAGCTTGCGGGTGGCGTTGTCGGTCGAATTGGCCAGGTCGGGGGCGAACTGATCCTTGAGGTAGCCGCCCACCTTGGTGACAAATTCCTTGGCGTCCAGCGTGCCGGACTCCATGGCCTGGTTGAACTGGGCCGAAGTCATGCCGAGCGCCTTCGCCGCCAGCGCCAGGCCGCCCGGAAGCCGCTCGCCGAACTGGAGCCGGACTTCCTCGGCCATGACCTTGTTTTTCGACAGGATTTGCTGGAGCGCATACAGGGCGCCCTGCACGTCGTTGGTCGACCGGCCCATCACCAGCATGGCCGAGGAAACGCCCGTGAACACGTCGGACGCCTGCGCCAGGCTCAAGCCCGTGACCTTGGCCGCAGCCGCGAACTGCGCGAACGCCGGGGCGGCCTCCAGAATGCCGACGCCCATCATGTCGGCGCGCTTCGAGAAATCCTCGAACGCCTTCTGCGCGCCCTCGGTGGTGCCGGTCACGAACCGCAAGGTCATCTCGACGCGCTGGAGCTGCATGGCCGTGTCCATCAGCTTGTTCACGCCGAGGGCCGCCATGAGCACGCCGAACGCGGTTCGGAGCTGGTCGACAGGGCCGCGCAGGGCGGCGAATTGCTGGTTGAGATTGACCAGCTCTTCGGTGGCGCGCTTCTGCGACTGTGCCAGGGAGGTGAGGGCGGCATTGGTGCGGGCGATCTGCGCCTGTGCCTGCGCCTGCGCCGCGGTCGCCCGCGCCGTCTCGGCCGCCAGGCGCGCCTCTGCCGCCTCGACTTGCTTGAGCTGCTGGGCCAGCTTCGCCTGTGCGGTCTGCTCTCCGGTGGCCGCCACCGCCGCTTTGGACGCCTCGGCAGCCGCCTTGCTGGTCGCCGCCGCCACGCCCAGCTCGGCCGCCTCGACTTGCTTGCCGGCCACCGCGATCTTGGCCTGTGCCTGCGCTACGTCGGCGCCGGCCTTGGCCGCGGCAGAGCCCATGCCCTGGATAGCGGCCGTCGCCCCCGTGATGGGGGAAGTGTCGATCTGGAATCCAAGGCGGGCGATGTCGGCCATGGGCGATCAAATCTCTCAGGCCGGTGTGGTTTCCGTGACATTGACCGGCGGCGGCGCCGGGGGCGGGGTGGTCGCGTCCCTGTCGCTGATGTAGCGCAGGTACACCCTATCCAGCGTCATGAGGCAATCTACCTCAAAGCCGGATAGACGCAGCCCGTAAAGTTGGGTCCACGCTACAATTCGTTCGGGGGTTATTTCAGCGGGGCCAAATCCATTCCCGGCCTTGGGTCGCATATCCTGCCACCAGTCCCAAATGTAGGTTCCGGCGGGGTGGACCCAAGGCTCGGGTGGCATCAGCTTTTTGCCGGTTTGCTTCTCGGCCTGCCTGATATGGAAATACTTTATGATCCCCGATTTATCAGGCAGGCGATAGGCAAAGTGATTTTCGGCAAAAACCCTAAGCTGATCCTTGACCCTTAGATAAAATTTGCCCGGTTCGAGGCAAAGTTATCCGCCTGCTCACGAGCCCATTTGTACTTGGAATAGAACGCCTTGGCGGCGGCTTCCGAATACTCGGGCAGCTTGCCATCTTCCTGGATGAGCCAGCCGATGGTGATCTTGACGTAGCCCTCGATATTACGGGCGTTCACGGCATCGAATTGGATATCATCCTTTTCGGCGGCCAGGACGCGCTGGGTTAGGGAGTGGTTGTGCCGCGCCCAGTTGTCGGAGTCCAGGCCGTGCAGGAGCAGGTACATCTGCTCGGGCTCGCGCCCCTTGCTGCCATCGGTCATCAGCGGCTCTTTGGTCACCGGGTGCTTGAGGTAAAGCTTGCGCCCCTCTTCGGCACCCTTTTTCGTGTCGAGTTGGTTCAGATCGGCCATGTCTTCCTCGCTCAGGAGAGGCGGGGCGGCAGCGGGAGCCTGAGCCCTCCCTCTGCCGCCCCTATGCCCCGCGGCGAACCGCCGGGCGTTCTACGGCACCCCGTAGGGTGCTCAGGAACCGGTGCGCTCGATGATCATCGACGTGGCCTTCGTGGCGTCGCGAAGGATCTCGATGTCAGAATTGATCAGGATCGGCCCGACCTGGCCGGGCTCGATGGTGGCGGAATTGATCTTGATCCGCGGCAGGCTGATCCCGATGAAATCGGTGCCGTTGGGGTCCATCAGCTTGACCTTCATGGACACTTCGTTCTCCTGGAAGAAATCGGAGTAGAAGGCCGAGGCGTCGGTCAGCATGGCCGTGATCTGGCCGGCGATCTGCTTCTGCCCCTTGAACACGTCGGGGGAGTAGTAGTCGCCCACCACCGCCTGTAGCTGGCGCTGGCCGTTCACGGTGAAGTTCAGCCCGGTGACCACGCCGATGGGGGTGCCATCGTATTCCACGTCGCCCTGGAACGCGATCATGGAGGGCCGCTTGGGCAGGTCGGTCGGCGCGCCGATGGTGGTGCCGGTCATGTCGCCGTAGGACATGCCCAGCATGTCCATCGTGCCGCGGATGAGCGGCTGATCAGCCTGGATCTGGAGTCCGAACTGGTTGATGGCGACGCCGCGGCCGAGCTGGTATTTCAGGATGTCGGTGAAGCGACGCTCCACCGTGAAGGTCTGGAGCGCGGCGTTGCTCATCTTCACGGCCATGGTGGCGCCCGGGAATTCCGGGGTGCCGCCGGCCGCTCCCCACGCCCCGCCGTCGATCGCAGCCGGGATCAAGTCATCGAACCCGCCGAAGGCCAGCTCGAACCCGAAGGAACCGACCACCGACCGGAAGCCCTGGCGGCTGTCGGTGACCTGCTCATGGGCTTCCACGATCTCCGACCGAATGGCGTTGGCCTGGCCGTTGATGTTGCGCTGCGTGAGCCGCAGCCGCTTCATGGCCGGCGACGCGGGAGTGGTCCCGTGGGCCACTTCCTTGACATAGGCCATCTCGACAGCGACGCCCTGTGCGAACGACATGGTTTGTTCTCCCTCTAGGGCTGGCCTACCGCCGTCACTTAGCCGGCCCGTTGATAACTAGCCTCATGACGACAGGTAGGAAAGACCAATTCGGCGTATCCTCTTGGGTGGAGCCCATGCGGTAGCCGTCGACATAGAAATACCAAGGCGCACGCACCAGCACGGTTCGGCCAATGAAGAACGCCGTCCGGAGTGCCTGATCTGCCAGGCTGCGGGCCAGGATGTCGCTGCCGAGGGGGTAATACAGGTCCAGCATCCAGGCGTATTCGTCGCGGTTGATGCCGATCGGGCCATCCGTGACCCGGAAGCTGTCCATCAGCACCAGCCGCTCTTTCTTCCAAGGCACGCCGGTGGTCGGCTCATAGCCCCGGTTATCCCACGCCGTGTGCGCCGCGTCTGGCAGCTCGGGGATGGTCCCCAGCAGCGCCCGCGCCGCGCTCTGCATCTCATGCTGGCCGATCACGCTCATTTGTATGCCGCCGCCAGCCATTTGTTGACGATCTGAGGCCACCGCAGCGCGTTGATGCGGACCATGCCCACCGGCGCCTGCGCGCTGCTGCCGTACTCCAGATCCACGATGTACGAGGCCGAGTTGTAGAGGCCGATGGTGTCGCCCAGCTTGATATTGAGCAGCACGATCGAGACGCCGCCCAGCGCCATAGACAGGCCATCGCCGATGCTCTGCCGGATGCCATCCTGATCCACCGCCGGCTCGGGCGGCGGGTTCGGGTGCGCGGTCGGCGCGGTGCCAATCTCCATCCACCAGCTCGCGCGGGCGAAGCCGGTATCCACCGGTGTGCCCTCGATCACGGCTTCCGAGATGTCCTGGGTCGACTGCCGGACCACGCCGGTGAGCCGATCGCCCCAGTCGGACGCGATCTTGCCCATGTCGAACACGAACGTTTCGGTGGTTCCGAACATGGGCATCAGGTCATCTCCAGACGTAGAGGGTCCAAAGGATGTCGGTCACGCCATCCGGGATCAGCCGCTTGAGGTTGGCCACAGTCCACAGCTTGCCCTCGACCGTGACGCGGTCGCCAGGCTCGGGAATGAACGCGGGCATGGCTGCCGCGGCGGCGAGGATCTTGCGGGTGCTCTTGGTGATGATCCCGGCATACATGGCCACGTCGCGATTGCCCGTGGGCAGGTCGCAGCCGATCAGCGATATGGTGGCCGGCGTGCTGGTCTCCTGGAAGGTGACCGGGTCATAGGCCGTGACCGTGGTGGAGGTGATCGAGACAGGCCCGCCGCTGTCCGCGATCATCTCCAGCGCCGTCGCCACCTCATCGCTGTAGTCGGCCAATCATCGCCTCCCGCCGCCGCGGCTGGGCAGGTCGTTGGTCATGCCGAAATGGAAATACTCGCCCTCGCCGCCGCTCGGCGTGCCGAAGGGTCGCGGGCTATTCATCAGCGCGTCCTTACCCATGCCGTAGCGCAGGTATTCGCAGATGTACGCCTGCACCGCCGTGTAGAGCGTGGTGGCCGGCGCGCCCTCGAACCATTCGGTGGTGAGCACGTCGACAGTCTTGCGCTTCACGGCCCCGCCGCGCGGCAGGTCGGGCTGGATGATGCCAGTCAGGGCGCGCCCGGCCAGCTCACAGGTGGCACTGATCATGCCAGGCGGCACGACGTTCTCGGGGATCGCAGGCCCCCACAGGATCGCCGCGCCCACGCGGGGCCATGGCGCGCCTTGGTTCCACAGCGCCTTCTGGCCGCTGTAGGGGTAGCCGCACCAGTCCCCGAGATACTGGGTCGCCTTGATCAGGGCCGCCTGGATGTCGGGATCGGGCTGGCCCGCCGTGGCCGCGTCGCCGCGGTCGGTCCAATGGGTCTTGAAATCCGAAACGGCCGCCATGGAATTGGCGGCCGGATCGGGTGGTCCGAGGGGGTCTTGGACCTTGAAGGCCACTTACGCCCCCTCGGTTCCGGTCTTGGTGGGGTCGTTGCCATCGCTGGAGGGCTCGCCAGCGGGCACGGCGGCATCTGCCGGGGGCGTGGAGCCTCCGGCGGCGGCTTCGGCTCCTGCGCCCTCCTGCGCGGGCTGGTTGGCCGCCAGGTGCGCAGCCTCGGCCGCGTCCTGCGCCTTGTTCACCCGCGCGATGATCTGAGCCTTGCTGCCAGAGGTGGGCAGGCCGAGGCTTTCGGCGATGGCACCCAGCTCCGACAGGGTCATGGCCTCGGTCATCGTGTACCGCTGCGGCGCGGGGCCGGCGGCGGGAGTCACCCCCTCGCCGCTGCCGGCACCGTCCGCACCGTTGCCCAGGTCGACGGCAACGATCTCGCCAGGCGCAACCGGCGCCGCAAGGTGGTTCTCGGAGTCCAGCAGCACGAAGCTGGCGCCGGTGTAGGGGGCGATGCCGGCCGCGCCATCCTTGTGGATGATCTGGCCGGTGCGCTTCAGCAGCTCATAGTTGCGTCCGGACTCATCGGCGGGCACCGGCTGGCCGGGATTGATCCACCGCGGCTCGCCGGTGTCGGTGAGGCCCCAGCGCAGCGGCACCGCCGCAACCCACGGGGATTCCTGCTCTGCCTCGGGCTTGTCGTCGGCCTTCGGCTTGGTGTCGTTGATGTCGGACATGTCGATCTCCTGCAACGGTGGTGCTCAGGGAGAGACGTAGGCGCCGAAGCGCCTTACGCCACCGCGTTGTGGAAGAACACGCCCAGGTCGGACGCCACGATGCCCTGGTCCCAGGCGTCGCGGATCTGGAAGATGTCCGAGTGGTTCGGCCCTTCCCGATACCGCTCGATCACGCCGCCATTGGCATTGCCCGCGCCCGCGATCAGGTTGGTCCAGGCGAAGGTCAGGCCCGCGGTCGGCATGTTCAAGCCGACGTTGGCCGGCGCGTAGATCAGCAGCATGGACTTGGAGTCCACGATCCACTGCATGGACAGGCCGCCTTCGGTGCCGGGCGCGCCGACCACGTTGGTCTCGTCCTTGGCGTTGTAGATGGAGCGTGCCACCAGCACCTCTTCCACCTCGAAGAACTGCGCCATCAGATCGGTCGTGACCACGGCCTTCTGGCTGTACTTGATGCGCTCGATGAAGGCCGCGTGGTTTTTCAGCACGCGGTAGACATCGACGCCCAGCACCAGCTTGTTCGGGGTCTGGCCGGTCTGGAGGGCCATCAGGTCGCGGATGCCATCCAGCAGCGCGATCGGGTCGCTGCCGGCCTGGTTGAACTGGAGGAACTGGCCCGCGGTCGGCGCGGCGGCGACGCCCTCGTAGTCGAAGGCCCACACGCCGGTCTTGAAATACTTGCTGGCCCAAAAGCGGTCGCGCTTGATCAGCGACGCCTGGGTCAGGATGGTGGTGGCCTGCTCATCCAGCACCAGCGGGCCGACGACGTTGGCGCGCGTGCGGTCATCCACCGCGTGCTCAAGGCCATACTCGATCGCGAAATAGCCCGCCTGCCCGGTCTTGTAGTCGGCGCGGGGCGGACGGCCGCCCAGCGGGCGGGGCTCCATCTGGTCGCGCCAGAAATAGCCACGGGGGAAGGTCATGTACAGCGCCGACTGGAGCTGCACCGGGACCACGGGGAACACCCGGTTGGCGATGAAGTTGGCGGCGCTCTGCGCAAAGCGCAGGGAGTAGCCGGTGAGATACGTGTCGAGCGTGACTTCGGCCGGAGTCGGCACCTTGGTTACTCCAATCAACGGCGTCGGTGACGCCCTTTGTTGCGAGGTTGGCGGGGCTCAGGCCGCCTCGCTCAGGGACGGTCTTAGGAAACCTCGATCTCGACCAGATCGCCCGCGGTGGTCACGGCGGTGCGGGTCACACCCACCGGGACGCCCGCGCCGAGGATGATGGCCTTGCCGGTGGCGTCGGTCTGCACCTGGACGCCGGCCACGATCGGAGCCGCGGCCTCGACCTTGAGGCGCCCGCCGCAGGCATAGGTGACCGGGCGCCCCGCCTTGGCCGGCTCTTCGAGCTGGCCGTGGACCTTGGCACCGGCGGCCGGCAGCACGGCCAGGCCGGCGGCGTTGAGCGCGACGAAGCGATAGCGGATGAGCAGGTCCACCGCCGCGGTCGCCTGCTCCAGATACTTGTACTTGGTCTTCGCCATCATGGCCTCCGACAGGGTTGGGAAAGCGACGTGCCGCCGATCAGCCCTTCGGGGCGTTCATCTCGGCGCGGTGCCGCTCGGCCAGCTCGGGGTGCGCCTTGAAGACCTGGCCCTGTGCCTCGTTGAGCGACATCTTGGGGTCGGCCTTCATGATCTCCTGCGCCAGGATGGTGACCTGACCGATGGCGGTGTCGGCCGCCGCCTTGTGGACGATCACGCCGGCTTCCACGCCGGAGAGGCCCTTGTCCACGATCGCCGAGGCCGCCTTCATGATCTGGTCCAGCTTGACCAGATCGGCCGCCGTGGTGGCGTTGCTGGCGACGCGCTTCATGATCGGACCCAGCTCGGCCGCCGTGGTCGCGGGGACATGCGGGTAGGTGGCCATCGCCTTGGCAATGGCGGTCTCGTCAGCCCGCTCATCCATCACCTTGGCCAGCTTCTCGCGATCGGCCTTGGCGTCGGCGTCGCGCTTCTCCAGCTCGGCGCGCAGGGCCGGGTTCAGGCCCTTGTAGATGTCGGTCGCCTCGGGCTCGCCCTTGGCCGCCTTCTCCAGCTCTGCGATCCGGTCATCGCGCTTCTTCAGCTCGGCGGCGGCGGCGTCGGATGCGGCCTTGGCGTCGGTGGCGGCCTTGTCGATCGCGATCTCGGCTTCGCTCAGGCCCTTGGCCAGCTCGGTGACGGTGAGCTTCTGGTAGTCTTCCAGGGTCTTCATCGGTGGTGTCTCCGGTTGGCCGCCTGGGTCGCGGCGTTTGAAAAGCATCACGCGGGCGCCAGGGTTCGCTCCAGCGTCCACGAAGGACACTTCGCGGACTTCCAGCTTTGTCACAACCTGTCGGGTCTTCGGAGCCATACGCACGCAACCCCTATGGGTAGCGCGCAAAATCACTCTAAATGACGGGGCCGTCAATCGGCATTTGTGAGCACGCCCGAGCCGCCGATGGAAAAGGCGGGCAGGTCGCCGCGCTTGACCATCTGCCAAATGCCATCATCCAGGACTTTGAGGCCGATCATCCAGCCGGCCTTTCCCAGGTCCAGACCGAACGCCTTCTGGATTTCCGTGGTCATCGGCATACTCGCGACCACCTCGGCCACCTTCATGGCGGACCCATCGGCCTTTTTGATGTGGAGGATGCCGCCCACGCGGTGATCTTCCATGAAGCCGATGGCGGCTTTCTCCATCACCTCTTGGCTGATCTGGTGACCCTGGTGGTCGACTACTGGCCGCCCGTGCTCTTCGACCACCAGTGCCCAGCCGTAGACTATGCGCTGGTCATCATCGCGCTTCACGATGTTGCTGCGCATCTCGACATTCAGGTCAGACATCGGCGGACTCCTCGGGGGTGGGGATCGGCAGGCCGAGGAACACGGCCCGCCAGGTCTCTATGGTCCGTTCGACGTAGAAATCCATCGGCTCCACGCTGTTGCTCTCAGCCACCTTGGCCAAGGCATCGTAGAAGCCGATCACGATGGAGGCCCAGGCGTCGCGCATCACGGCCTCAACCGTGTCGCCCTCGGCCATCTCCAGACCCAGGAACTTCGCGGCGTAGGGGCCGAGCCTGGTGGTGTTCCAATCCTCGACGGGCGGGTAGGCGGGATCGAGTCCGGCCAGGAACTTGGCATACTCGGACGCAAGCGCCTGGGTGCCGGCCGCCGCCGCATCATCCGAGGTGGCCGCCTTGGCGTTGTCCACAAGCGCAGTTATGAACTGCCGGATCAGCGCCTCGATCACATCGGGGTCGCCCAGATAGTTGGCTTCGGCATCGGGCAGCCGGTCGACGGCACCCTGAAAGGTCATGTCCATTCGCGCACCCTAGCTCAATCCGTGGGCAACACCACAACGTCGATGATCCACTTAGCCCCGCCAGCCGTGAAGCCGTTGGCGTGTTCTTCGGGCGTGAGGGCATGGCTCGGGCGCACGTTTTGGATCAGGTAGCGCGTGCTCGGCTGCATGATCATCTCCATCTCATTGGCGTGCTGGGAGATGGCCTGGCCGGTGTAGGTCTTCGGGTTGCGCCCGGCATAGAGCGCCTTCACGCCCTCGCCGGTGACCATCCGCAGCATCACGTTTCCGGGCCAATGGAAATCCGGCTTCACGCTGGTGGAGGTGATCGACGGGTCCAGGATGGCCTTGCCGATGCTCGATTTCATCTTGGCGATGCCAGCTTCATCCAGGCTGTGGAACCGCTTGAGGATCATCCCCTTCGGGATCGGCTGCGACGCCTTGGCCAGGCCGTTCAGCGCCATCTTGGCCTGATCGTTCGGCCCCAGCTTGCCCGAGGTGAGGGCCGAGGTCATGCCGTCGTATCCGCCGCCGGTGTAATGCACGATCGCATTGCGTTCGGTGGCGGTCAGCTTGTCAAAGGCCGTGCGGCTGGCGTTGTAGACCTTGTCGCCGCCGTTGTAGCCCACCCCCGCGTAGATGTGTTGGTCGATCCCCAGCGCCTTCTCATTCACTACGCCAGGGTTGCCGACCACGCTGTATCGGTGGCCGATCTTGTCCGACCAGTTGGCGGCTTGCTTGTAGTCCAGCTTTTCCGCCTTGGACGACAGGTCGGCGAAGGTCGCCCCCACTGCCATCTTGCGGGGCGGCGCAGCCGGGTTGAGCTGGTCGTGGATGTTCTGCGCCAGCATGGTCTGGTAGTCGCGGATGTGCTGCGACGGGTGGGAGCTGATCGGCTTGGGAAGGCCCTCGGGCTTGCCGGCGGCGTTGATCGGCTGGTAGTACATCGCATTGATCTTCGCGATGTCTCCGGTCTTCGCCGCGTCGTAGAGCGCCTTCGCGACCATGCTGTTCTGGTCGTTGACAGCAGGCTTGGACGAGAGGCCCTTGCCCGCGCCATTCCAGTTGTTGAAGTCGACCGGCTTCGGCAGGTCGGACTCCCGGAACACGGGCTTGGGCGGCTCCACCTTGACCTTTGGCGGGGCCACCTTCGGCGCGACCTGCGCCAGCGCCTCCGCGGTGAGGCCGCCGGACTTGGCGCCGCCCCAGCCATCCGCGACCTTGTAGGTGCCCTTCGCCGGGTCGCTCTTGGTGTTCATGCCGGGCGAAACAAGCGCCGGGTGCCCGAGGGCCACCAGCGTGTTGTTGGCCAGCGCCGCCAGCTTTTTGCCGTAGGTGTTGGTGCCGTAGGTGGTGTTCAGGATGCCATGCACGTCGCCGGCTGCCGCCTGGCCCGCCAGCTTGTCCACCTGGGAGTTGAAGGTGGGGGCGTTGGTGTTGTCATCCGGCAGCTTGGACGCGCCGTAGTTGGGCAGCGGCACGCCTTGGGTCATCGGCGTGTCGGGCATCTTGGTCGGCTCGCGCGACTGCGCAGCCGCCTTCGCCGCCGCCAGGTGATCGGTGTTGATGGTGATCTTCAGATCGGCGTCGCTGAAGGTGGTCAGGTCGGCCGACAGCGGCTTGCCAGCGATGGCATTGATTTGGTTGTGCAGGTCGCCCTTGCTGTGCAGCAGCGCCACGGCGTTATCCTTGCCGAGGCTGTTCGGCAGTCCGGTCTGCTCAAACAAATGCGACGCGGGAAGATCGTTCAGCGCCTTGGTCGCCGAGATGTACCCGATATTCACATCCCCGTGACCCTGCTCAACCATCTTGGCGGCGACATAGGCGTAGTTGTCGGCCGTGATGACCTTGTCCACGCCCTTGGGGTCTTTGTCGATCTGCGCGTCGATCTTGGCCTTCTCGGCGCCGGTGACGCTGCCGGAGCCCTTGTAGAAGATCGAGGGCGGCTCGATCGGCTTCCCGCTGCTGGCCGCCGCCACGAAGCTGTCGTGGTAGAACTGCTGATACGCCTTGTAATTATCACTGCCGTGCGCTCCCGCGCTCGACGGCACATACATCTTGGGGATGAAATCCGAGCCCTCGCCCATCGCCGCGATCTTGGCCACTTGCTTGTCGTAGAAGGTGGCCGCTTCCCCCGTGAAGGTGGGCACGGCAGGCTTGCCCTCGGTCTTCGGCGAAGGCGCGGCGGCCACCGGAGGCGGCGGGGCCAGGAACGACGCGGGCGCCACGGTCAGCGCCTTGTTCACTAGGTCGCTCTTGCGGGCGATCAGCTTGTCCGCCAGCGCCGTCTTGGCCGCCTCATCGCCGGGACCGTACTTGGCCACGATCGCGCGGATGTCGGCGTTGGGGATGAACAGGACGCGATCGGCACTCTTGGCCATGGCCTCCGGGGTCATCTTGCCGAACGCCTGCGCCGCCTGCGCGTTGGCGTTGGGGCCGATGCCGCGCAGGCTATCCCATTCCCCCACGGTCTCGCCGAAGGCGTCGCCCTTGAGGCTGCCCTGTGCCCGGTACAGCAGCGCCCCGCCCGGATCGATGCGGACAAGGCTACCATCCGGACGCGACAGCAGGTTGTCATTCGACAGGCCGACCACATCCCAGTTGGACAGCCACGCATCGACGGCGAAGCCCTCCTGCGCCTTGGCCACCGCAACGGGGTTGCTCGGGTCGAACTTCGACAGCGTCCCATCCTCGAATTTCGAGGCCACGCCGATCCCGCCGTGGAACTGGCCATCCAGGTCGACCAGCTTCATCTCAGGCGCGTCGATCCCAGCGCGCTTGTAGAGGTTCGCCGCAAGCACCTCATTCTTGGCCTGGTCGCTCGACGGGTAGGACTTGACCAGCCACTTCTGGCCATCCGCGTCCTTGTAGATCGCCCCCTTGGCCGACCCGCCAGGCTTCGCGCCGACCTGCGTCATGGCCGACAGCTTCATGGGAGTCTGGTCGGTGCCTGTGGCGGCCGTGACCGGCTTGTTCGACTGGGCGATGGCGTGGGTCATCGCCGCCTGCCACTGGGCGAACTTCGCCTTGGTGTAGCCGTTGCCGCCGCTGGCCTGCTTCGACGGATCGGGTGGCATGGCCGCCGCCAGGCCCGCCACGTCGGCCTTGTTCGCCAGGCTGCCGTAATGGGCGATGGCCTTGTTCGCCGAGATGAGGGCGGTGTTGTCGGGGTTCTTCCCGGTCATGAGCTGGTGCTGGAATGCGCCCGGAGGCGCCTGGGTGGCCTTGGCCGCAGCCGCGGCACCTCCGCCCCCAACGCCCGCGCCGCCGCCGTGTACGCCCTTCGGAGCGAATTCGCCGCCCTTGCTGGAGCCCGCCGGCCAGCGGTTATATCCATCCGGCCCCTTCACCTTCTCGACCACGCGCGCCATGGCCTGCGCGATCACGCGCAGCAGCGGCAGGGCCATCGCCTTCGCCACCGGCGCCGGACGCGCCGCAATGTGCGCCTCGTAGTCATCCAGGATCTTCTGATCCACGGGCTTGTTCGCCAGCCGGCGCGCCTCATGCAGCGGCGCCAGCTTCACGGCCTGGGATTCCGGGCCGGCGCCGGTCGGCGTCCCGCCGGTGCGCTCGGCCAGGTAGAAGCGGGCCACGCTGGTGGTGCGCTCATAGTCCCCGAGCACGCCCGTGATGCGGACCTTGAGCCCGGACTCCTCGTAGGTTTCCTTGATCGCGTTGGCCTGCAACGAAAGCCCAGCCTCGGCCGTGCCCTTGGGGAAGGTGTTCTCGTAGCCGCCGAAATGGTTGGTCGGCTCCACCATCCAGATCCGGCCGTCCGGCTCAGTGATGATCACGCCCGAGCCGATCGACTTGCCGCGCGCGGTGATCAGGTTGCCCTCGACCAGCTTGGGGTCTTGCCCCTCGACGCGCGACCAGTCGCCAGGCGGAGTCCAGCGGTCGAACCTGGCGCCATCCAGGCTGCCAGGGTCGTAGCCCTTCACGTACACGGCCAGGTCGTGGGGGTTGTCGTTGAAATCGACATCGGTCGGCCGCACCGCGGTCATGGGGTAGGGGTCGCCGGTGGCGACGTTCATGCCATCCTGCATCCCGAGGTGCGGCGCCTGGATGTCGCCGACCATGCCGGTGCCGCCCTTGCCCGCGAACTGGCCGCCATGAGGCCCGCCAGCGGGCACGCGCGCCTGGCCGGGGTTCCACCCCTTGCTGATCATCACGGCTACGCTGGTCATGGCCCGGAGCATCTTGCGCAGGTCTTCCACCCGCTCATCGCCGAGGCGCAGGGCGAACGGAGGCGGGGTCTCCGGCATGAAATCCGGCGCGTCGTAGCTCAGGGTGATGTGCGGCCGGTAGGATGGGAAATCGCTGGTCGCCCCCAGGCTCTTGGCGTGCTCGGCGTTCTCCATCAGCCACTCGGCCGTCACGGTGAGCACCAGCGCGGTCCCGAAGTGCTCCAGCCCGAACCCATCGGCCAGCAGGAGCATCCCAGGCAACCCATTTGGGCTATACGCGGGCACCGGCGTCCGGCTGTACACGGTGGTGAGATGCAGGTCTTTCGCCGCGACCGGGTTGGGCACGCCCATCTCGGCCGCCCATGCTGCCAGCACGTTGGCGCTGCGCGGGGCGAGGCTGTAAGCGGCGAAGGTGCCTGTCAGCTTCTCGATGGTGGCGCTATCGTCCGGCATCGGCTTACAGTCCGTCGATGGATGGGCAGGAAACCGCAATCTATGACGAACTGCACGCGACAGCGAGCAGGTTCCGCATGATCGCGGGCCGCTCCGGTCTGATCGGTGCGGCGGTCATGAAAACGGCGGCAGCCGCGCTCGATCGCATAGCTGCCGCCTTCCTGCTGGCCTGTGAGGCCCGAGAGGCCGTTACGGTGCAATCACCCCATAAGCCCGCTCGGCCGCCAGATCATCATTGATCTTCTTCGCGGCGTTCAGGATGTTCTGCTCCACCGTGTTGAAGGCCGCGTCGATCTTGGTCTGAAGCGCAGCGATGGCGTTGTCCACGGCGGTTTTGACCGCGGCGTCGGTGTAGGTGTTGGCGGTCGACAGCACGCATGTGGTGGCGGACAGGTTGGCCACGGCCGTGATGGTGTTGTCGGGGGTGCCGGCCGGCAGGGTGAGGCTCACGATCGCCGACGCCGGGGTGCCGCCGCCGTTCGGGAACAGGCGCTTGCCGGCTAGGTAAATCTCGTCGGCGTACATCTGCCGGTACAGGGGAATCTCTGCGCTGTAAGCGCGGATCGCAACACCATCGACGCTCATCCGAACTTCTCCTTTTTCACGCCCACCATCCAGGTCTCCAGCACCCGGAAAATTACGCTGCATCGGCAATCCGGGTGGACGGGGGCTGTCATGAACGAACCCACCGATGTCTGAAAGGGCTGGTCTATCCTGATCCCGTAGCCCTCGACGCCCGCGTTCGCCTTCGGGATCGGGCGGCACACGGGACAGGTCCGCTCATCGTGCGCCACGATCCACCGCTTGCGCACAAGATCCGTGGTGGTCTTGCCCGCCTCAATGGCTTGGTTCCAGGTCTCCAGCGCGCCCGCGTTGGCCGCGCGCAGGGCTTCGGTGCGGGCGATGGTCTCAGCCCGGTATTTGAGCATCTTCTCCCGATACCGCTGGACCATCTGGTCGATCTTCTCGGGCGGGATCGGCTTGCCGGTCTCCATCGCCTTTTTCAGCGTCGGGTCGAACCGGAAATCGCGCAGGCGCCGGGCGTTAATGCCATCGGTGTTGAAGCCGTTGCGATCGAGGATCGAGACTTGCGCGCCGCCGGGCGCCCGGTTGATGGAGTTGCCCAAGCCCCACGCCTTGGCGCCTCGCTTTTCGTGGAAGTGCTCCAGCTCGAACCGGAAGTTATCAACTGCGCCCACCTGTTTCGAGGTGAGCCCGAGCACCTTTTTGGTCTCCACCGCGATGGTGCGCGGGTTCTCGCCTGCGTTGAGGCCGTTGAGCAATGAGGTTCGGACGCCCTCGCGGGTCTTCTCATTGATCTGCCGGATCAGCGACAGCTCATAGTCGCGCATGAACTGGACCGTGCGCGGGTTGAGCATGTCAAACCGCACCAGCAGGGCTTCAGCGCGGCTCGCGGGCATGGTGAGGGGCAATGCCAGCCCGCCGGCCTCGACGCCCGCCCTGAGTGCCCTGGCCAGCTCTGGCAGGGTATCGCTCGGCCCGAGGCCCAGCGCCGACAGGGCACCCTCGATATCGCCGCGCATGATCGCCGCCACCACGGCGTCGATGTTGTCCTGATCGGTGATCAGGGCCATGGCCGCCAGGAACGCGTCCCGGATCTTCGGCTCAAGCCGCTCGGCCGCCGCGTGGATCGGGTCCACGGCCATTAGCGCGTTGCCTTCGGGTTGCTACGCTGCGGCGGGGGCTTGGTTCCGGCGCCGGGCCGCTTGCCGCCAGGTGCGGGCACCGCCGCGTCCTTCTCGGCTTGCTTGGCCTCATCGGTGGCCGCCTTCGCCGCCTGCTGCCGGGCCATCTGCTGTTGCGGCGTGCCGCCGCGTCCGAGGATGGCTGCCGTGGTCGGATCGTCCACCACCTCGCGATCCTCCGGCGCCTCGGGCAGGCCGCCGAAGCTGCGCAGCCGGTTCTCAAGGTCCACGTCGGGGAAGAGCTGCGCGCCCGCGCCGACCAGCGCCGAGATGTACGTACCCAGCTCTGTCAGGTTCGGGGTCTCCACGTCGCCATGCTTCAGCGTCGGCATCAGATCCACATCCTTGCCGTTCAGGCGCCAGATGGTCTCCACGAGGCTGTTCAACACGTTCTCGATCATGTCGAGAAAGCCGCCGATCGCCTGCGAAAACAGGGCGGTCTTGTCGCTCGACAGCGCGAAGCTGCCCACCGCCTGCTGGCCCAGGAAGATGAAATCCGCCAGCGTCGAGGTGGCAATCCGGTGGTCGTAGCGGTCAATGATCTTGGTGGTGTCGAACTGCCGGCTGCCGCCGGTGGACAGCAGCTCCAGCGCGAAGCCGGGGTTTCCGGTCAGCTTGCCTTCGCCATCCCGCTGCATGTCCGAGGGCAGGATCACGCCCTCTTCCTTGTCGCGCCGGATGCCGCGCACAAGGTTTTTGCACATCTCATAGATGTTGCGCATCCGCTGGTCGGCGTCGTCGGCCATGTATGAGGCCGGGATCTTCATCACCGGCAGGCCCGCCAGGTCGCGCTCTATCCCGATGCCTTCGATCTCTTCGATCCGGTTTTTGAACAGCCACGGCCGATAGGCGTTGCGCAGGATCGAGTAGCCCAACGGGTTGTTCAGCTCTTCGGTGGTCCGGAACAGCAAGCATTTCGCCAGCGGCACCTTGAGCATCCCGCGGGTTTCGGTCATCTGCCAAAACCAAGTCGGATTCCCGACTTCATCGAATTCCCATTGCGTGATGGAATACTGCGCGCGCAGGGCGATCTTGGCGGGAACGATCATCCCGTCATCGAACTTGCTCGACTTCATCTTGTCGGGGTTCTGCCCGCCGCGCCGCTTCCACACCACCTCCATCGGGGCGTAGCCGTAGGTCAGCATGGTGAGGGCTTCCATGATCATGGAGCCCCACGACATCACCATGTCGCCCATCATGCCCTCGACAAACTCCCCCTCTTCCTGCGCGGCGGGGGTGTCGTCGGCCGGCTGCACATCCCACTCGGCCCGGCTGATGAGCATCTTCATCGCGAACTGGATGGCACCGATCACCGGGTCATTGTAGGACATCTCCCGGTAGGTCCGCGCCGCCTGCAACCCCAGCAGCTCGGGCAGGAAATCTTCCCGCACATAGCCGCCGGTGCGACGCAGCGCGCTATCGCCGATCTCCTGCATCGCGCTGGGGATCGCCGGACCCTTGGTCGGTTCGGTATCAGCCAATTCCCGGCCTCCATTTCGATAGCCCCTCGATCGAGAACGGATCGACAAGGGGGATTTCCATCAGGTCCGCAAGCAGGTCTGTGAACCCATGCACCAGCGCGTCCACACGGTCGGGCGAATAGCCCATCGCCTTGCGGTCGAAATCCTGGGTGAAGGCGCACATTTGCTCTTCCAGGACAGCGAAGCCGCCGACATGCGATATCCGCCCCTGCTCATATAGCGCCGAGACGGGCTCGGCCCGAAGCACTTTCCCGCGGAAGCTGTGAACGCCGCGAATGTTGATCTCTGGCGAGCGGATCTTCCCCTCGCGATGCAGCTTTTCGGCGCTGGACTTAATCACGTGCCTGACCATGTCGCCGCCCTGGTTGCTCTCGTACACCACCGCGTCCGCCATGTGGTTCCAATAGGCCAGGACAGCCGCCTCGCCCCACTCGGCCGGCGACATGATGCCCGAGCAATCGTCCAGCACGTAGCCGCGCTTGTCCACGCCCCGGCCCGCCACGATGATGCCGGTCTCATCGCTGTTCTCGGTGGCCGTGGTCGCGGGGTCGACGGCCACCACGATGCGCGCAAGGTCGGGCCAGACCCGATAGGGGTTGCCCGCCTCATCGAACTTGATCCGCAGCCGGTGCTTGTCGATATTGGAGCGGTTCCACAGGGCGCCAGCGATGTCATCCAGGATCTTGGCGTATAGCTCCTGATCGCCCAGTCGCGTCCCTTCGTACTTTGCACGAACCCGCTTGAGGAATTTGCCCGCCAGGTTGGCCGCGTTGGCGAAGGTCGACGCGCTGGAGATGCGCGTGCCCGCGTCCGCCATGATGTCTTTCAGCAGCTTGATCGGCTTCGGCGTGGTGGTAATGACGCATTGCGGGTTGTCGCCGAGCCGGAGGCCGAACGACAGCATGTCCCAGGTGTCGATCAGGTATTTCCAGGCCGCCAGCTCATCGGTCCACGCGGCGCCGAACTGCGGGCCGCGAAGGCGCTCGGGTTCCTCGGCCGAGAACAGCAGCGCATAGGCGCCGTTCTCCCAGGTCAGCTTGCGCTTGGAAGGCTCATAGAGCGGTCGCCCGGTGGGGCGGCCCCAGCGGTCTTTGTCGTGCTTCCAGCAGACCGACAGAATGCCGGAGTCCCCTTCGACCATGACATCTCGGGTATCGGCCGCGGTCGGGGCCACCAGCGCGATCTTGCCGATGCCGTTGCGGACCTGCTCCCTGATCCATTCCGAGCCTGTTCGGGTCTTGCCCGCGCCGCGTCCGCCCAGCAGGAGCCATTGATCCCAGTCGCCAGGCGGGGCGATTTGGTCATCACGCGCCCACACCCGCCAGTCGTAGAGGATGGCCTCCGCTTGGTTGAGGCTAAGATCCGCTAGAGCTTCCCTGCGCAGCTCGGGTGGCAAGCAACCGATCAATTCGATCAGCGAGCGTGGATCTTGCGGCTTCTGCGTTTTCGTCTTCATTGGCTGCGGCCTGGTCGGCGGCGTCCGAGGTTCCGGCGGCGGCCGGCAGCGAGCCGATGGACTTGGTCAGCAGCGCGGACTGGTCGCGCATGAGAGCGGCGATCTCCCTGATCGCGCCTTGGTCGGGCGGCACCTTCGGGATGTGGTCGCGGTCGCCAGGCTTGCCGCGTCCCGGATTGCCGATGGCCTGTGGCCACATGGCGCGGATCATGCGCTCCAGCCGGGCGTACTGAAGGGCCACATGCGACTTGGCCGCGTCCCTGATCTCGGGCTCGATCTGCCGCTTGACCCGCTCCATGCGCTTTGCGAGCTGGGCAGGGGTCATATCCAGGGCAGAGGCTATCTGCGCCGTGCCGAGGCCGGCGAGGCGGTAGTCCCAAATCCTGCGATCGATGTTCAGCATTTCTGCCGACGTTTTTGCCATTGACGTTCCCGCGTCGCTTCACTATAACATTGTGAAGATGAAACGCCCCGAACGGGCACAACGAAAGGGCAAGGTCATGACCACCAGCAAGCCGTACACAGATCGCTCCAATTCCATCCGCGCCGCCCGCAAGGCGTTCGGCTGCCCCACGGGCAAGGATGGCGTGGACTTCATCATCTCCAACGTCGACGGCCTCTATCACTTCAGCCCCATGGTCACCGAACCGGCGCAGGAAGTCGCAGCGTCGGCACCCGCAATCATGGCCGATGCGCCGGACGCTTGCAATCTGGTGGCCGGCGGCGACCTGCTGGCGGCTATGACCGCGGCGATGGCGAACGGCACCGTGGCCGCCACGGAAGCCCACCTCGCCAAGGCGCAGTCGGTGACTGCTAAGCGCAAGCGGGTCGACATGGCCACCACGCTGGGGCAGGCCAAGGCCCGGCTGGAAATCACCAGCGGCAAGAATGCCGGGTATCAGAAGCACTGCGATCGGATGTATGAGCTGGCGCAGGCCGGCGACATCGCGACCCTGGCCGCCTATCCGGTGAAGGGCACGAACACCTACGCCAAGATGCTGCGCCGCTACCGCGACGCTCTCGCGGCCTGATGGGGCGGACTCTCACGGTCATCCAGGCGGGGAATCGCTTCGGCCATCTCCGCAATGATGATCAGACCTACCGCCTCTTTGCGGACGCGGATGGTCTATGGGCGCCGGTCTTCGGGGCCGGCATGATCTGCACCGGGTACAAGCTGCTGGAGCGGGATGATGCGCGACGTGTTGGTCTCTCTGATCCGGGAGCACGGGCTTAAGGCGGTCCTCTACGACATCGCGGACATCTGCGACATCGAGTCCGCCGGTCTGCTGTCCTATGAGCCGACCGGCGGGCACCCGCCCGAGGTGGTGGAAACCGCCAAGAGGTGGCGGGGCAAGGCCGGGTTCGTGAAGGCCGCCGCCGACATCATCAACATCTGCGACGGGGAGATTGTGAAGAACAAATCCCCGATCATGGGCGAAGGGCAGATCGTTCCTCGCTGAACCGACGAAAGGGCAAATCCATGGAACGCGCGAAGGGCGCCGCCGAACTGGCGCGCCAGACCATCAACGAAGTTGCCAAGGCGCTGGGCGGCTCGATTTGGGCCAAACAGGTGGTGACCGCGGTGTTCAACCGCGGCCTGGCCGACAGGCTCAATGTCTCCAGCAAGAGCGTCCCTGTCGCTGAGCAGGTCACCACGGCCGATGCGTGGGCTCGGGCCGCAGATGTCGACCTTGAGCGGGAATGCCGCCACGCCTTCGATTTCTTCTGCCTCAAGCCGCTCAAGCCGCTGGAGGGCGACCCGATCGGGGAACAGCTCACGCTGGGCTGCATCGCCTTCCTGTCTGTGGCCACCAGCGGCGTGTACCTGACCACGGGGAACGCCGCCGTGCAGGTCGCGGCGGTCATGGTCACGGCCAGCGGCTCCAAGGCCGCCTACCTGACCAGTTGGGGCGACCTGCTGGCGCGGCACCTCGACACGGTCGCAAGCGACTTCGGGCCGGCGCCGATCTGGAATGTCACCGATCCGGTTCCGGCGCTGCGCCGGCTGGCTGCCGACTACCTCAACATCGTTTTCCCGGAGGCGAAGTAATGGACCTGTGGCGCGCCCTGATGTGCCTGCTGTTCCGGCGGGTTTACGTCAAATACAGCTTTTCCGGCGATGATCGCATTGTCGCCATCCGTTGGCACGACGGCGGGCTGTGGTTTTGGGCATACGGGGAAGAGTACCGGTTGCAGGAAGATGGCGTAGCCATGAGCCTCGGCGGCCGGCGCGTCTATTGGATGCGCTACACACCCCCGATGGTCGCGGCGCGTCCCATGAACTTCGACATCCAGCAGATCAGGGGTAAGTGAGAATGGATATCATCGTGGACATCGACGGCACCTTGGCGGATGTCGAGCACCGGCGGCACCACATCGTTCACGCCTCTGGCACGCCCGAGCTGTTCCCGGACTGGAAACCGGACTGGAAGGCGTTCGCCGCGGCGATGATGGAGGATGAGCCGGTGTGGCCGGTGGTCGCCCTGGTGCGTATCCTGCACACGGCCGGCTGCCGCATCCTGCTGTGCTCGGGCCGGAACGCCGAAGACATCTACACCACCATGGTGTGGCTGGATGAGCACAAGATCCCGCACAATGAGCTGTTCGTGCGCAAGCATGGTGACCACCGACCAGACCATGAAGTGAAGCTGGATATGCTCGATACGCTGCGCGATCGGGGTTATGATCCACAGATCGTGATCGATGATCGCAATAGCGTCGTCGCCATGTGGCGCCAGAACGGCCTGACTTGCTTGCAAGCCGCGCCGGGCGACTTCTGATCTACTGCTGAAACGAGAGGGCACCTTCCATCATGACTATCCCTGATCAATCCCACATTCTGGCCGGCGAGACGGCCATGGCGCTCATCAACGCGGTGACCGCGCACTCCAATCCCGTTCTGAAGGATCACGCCGATGGCATCGCCGCGCTCTCGCGCGTGGCGCGTCGGGCCAAGGCGGCCGACAAGGCTGGCTACCTCTGGCCCCTGCTCTGCTACGAGATGCCGTACTTTGTGCCGGCGCTGTCGGCGCTCCAGCAGTCGCGGGCGCCGGACTACACCATCGGCAGCGAGGGCAACCCCTACATGCACCGCTGGCACATCGTGCGGGCCGGCGAGGGCGAGGCGGTCGCCCAGCTCTATCTGCACATGGTGGTGCGGGACGATGATGATCGGGCGCTCCACGATCACCCGTGGGACAATATCTCGATCCCGATCTATCGCGGGTATTGGGAGCACACGCCCGAGCACCCGAAGGGGATCAAGCGCCACCTGTTCCAGCCCATCGTGCGGGAGGCGACGCAGCTCCACCGGATCAGGCTCACGCGCGACAGCCTCAAGCGGGTGCGTCCGGCGTGGTCGCTGTTCCTGACTGGGCCGAAGGTGCGCGAGTGGGGCTTCGCCTGTCCGCAGGGGTGGCGCCACTGGAAGGAATTCACCAGCGGCCCGGATGGCGCCGCGATCGGGAAGGGGTGCGATTGATGCACATGCCTCGGGGCGATCACACGGTGCAGCAGGTCTGCCCGAGCTGTCACGGGGAGCGGAAGGGCACCCGCGCCCTTGTGCAGGTCCACAGGGTTGTTGGGCAGGATGAACCTGCCTACGTCCGCAACCTGGAGTCGGTGGACTGCGAAACCTGCGATGGAGAGGGGTGGGTCTGGTCGCATGGCTGAAGAGCGGGAGCGATATTGGGACGCGACCTACTGCCGTTGGCGCTACCGCCGCGGCGCAGGGCCGCGCCACAAGGCCGATGGAAGCCTCGACCTGCGCACCATACCCAGGCGCCAGCGGGAGGCCCGTAGCGCCTCCCTGCGCTCGAAATGGCCCATCTACCACCCGACCCCACAGGATGACATCCAGCGCCTCCTGCGGGAGCACTATGAGCGGCCGGGCTGGAGCTGGAAGCGCACGGCCGAAGGCTTCATTGAGGGGGTTCACGAGTCCGGGCCGGCGGTGCTCATCATGGTGGCGTCGCCGGTGCAGCTTTCGCCGCGGACGCGCCAGGCTCTACGCAAGGCCCTTGAGGCGGCCGAGACCCGATACGGTGTCGAGAACACGATCGGCGGGCTGGCCGGCGAGGCGCTGGTACAATTGATGCTTGACCATTGATCGGATTGGCTTATCTTCCGACCTGCGCCTGATGGAATTGCCCTTTCGTCTCGGCTGCGGGATCGACCCGCCGGACTCAACCTCCGGCGGGTCGTTTCGTTTCAGCGGGTCTTGCGCTCGATCTGCACGCCCAGCGGCGCCTGCGGCTGGCGCTCGGCCAGCACCTCGGCAAAGGTCATCCCATCCTTGGTCGCCAGTGTCGCGGCCTGGCCTGTCCACTTCTGCCACCGGCCGATGATCACGTCGGCGTAGCCGGGTTCCTTCTCCATCACCCGCGCGGCCCGCCCGGTGGCCTGGCAAGCGATCACGGTGGTGCCGCTGCCGCCGAACCCATCCACCACCATGTCGCCTTGCTTGGAGCTGTTGCGCACCGCGCGAATGAACAGCTCGGCCGGCTTCTGCGTCGGGTGCTTGTAGTCGCGCTCGCGCTTGACCTGCCAGATGGTGCTTTCATCGCGTCCGCCGTACCAGGCGCCCTTGCCGCCGGACACGAAGATGCACGCCTCATGGCTGTTCCGGTAGTCGTTGAAGCCCACCCCGAGGGCCGCCTTGTCCCAAATGATCTCGGTCGACGGCTTTTTCCCGGCGTTGCCGAGGGCGATGTGGGTCTCTTTCGTCATGTTGCTGCTGAACCAGATGTAGAGCGGCGCGCTCGGCTTGGACGCGGCCAGCAGCGCCTTGAAGGCGTCGCCGAGGAAGTTGATCAGGTCGGCGCCGGACATCTTGTCGCCCTGGATGCGCCCCTTATCCTCGGCCCGGCTGTAGTGGTAGTCGATCCCGTAGGGAGGATCGGTCAGCACCAGATCGGCCTTGGCGCCGTTCATGAGCCGTTCCATCGCCGCCGGGTCCAGCGTGTCGCCCACCAGCAGGCGGTGATCGCCCAACAGCCACAGGTCGCCGGTGCGGCTCACGGGCTCGATCGGGAAGTCAGGGGCATCATCGCCGCCGCCCAGGCCAGGCCCATGCTCTTCCAACGCGTCGATCAGCTTGGACGCCTCGGCATCATCGAACCCGGTGATCGCCAGATCCAGCCCCTCGGCCTCAAGCGCGTCCTGTAGGTTGGCCAGCTCGGTGGCCAGCAGCCGATCATCCCAACCGGCGTTGAGGGCGATCTTGTTGTCGGCGAGGATCAGAGCCTCTTTCTTGGCCTGCGACAGGCCGCGCAGCACGATCACGGGCACCATGCCCTTGGGCACGTTCGGGATCACCCGGCCGGTATCCCACGCTCGCTGCGCGCCGAGGCGCCGCCCGTGGCCGGCGATGATGCCGCTGTGCTCATCCACCAGCACGGGATTGGTCCAGCCGAACGCGACCATGGAGGCCGCGATCTGCTCTACCTGCTCGGCGCTGTGCGTGCGGGCGTTGCGGTCATATGGCACCAGCGTCTCATATGGCCGGTACTCCACGGCCAGGGTCGCGATCGGCGCGTCCGGCGGCTCGATCGCCACGAAGGCGGGATCGGGCTCAGGTGTGCTCAGCGCACCAATGCGTCGGCGGCGTGATGGGGGCATGGGTTTGGACATCCTTGGCCTCGGGGTTGTAGACCGGGACAGGCGGGAACCTGTGACAGACGCCGCACCCGCCCCAGTCAGGCGGCAATATGGCCCAAAGCGAGCATGTGCCGCAGCTTTTCGAGCCGGAGTCCCATTGCGCCGCCTTCATCGCTTCCCCTTCATTGCCGCGGCCCGGCGCCGTTGCTTGCGGTTCGGCTTGGGCTCGGCCAGCTTGCGGATCTGCGCCTCTGCCGCCTCGACGCGGGAGGCTCGATCCTCGGGCGCTCCGCTTAGCGACGCGGCGCGCAGCCTGGCGAGCGCCAGGTCCATCTCTTTGCCCTCGACGCCCATCAATACCTCGCCTTGCGCGGCGGGCGCCGGTTGCGCTCCTGCGCCTCACGCTTGCGGCGGGCGGTGCGGTTGTCGGGCTCGCCAGCGGGCACGGCCTTGACCGGATCGGAGAACTTGAAGGCGCCCATCAGATCGGCGGGCGTGAGGTTGGGCGACATGAGCTGGGTCAGGCCCCACGAAAACGCCTCGGGCGACATGCCTCTGTTGCACAGCTCATCCACCCATAACCCCGACAGCGTCTTGCCGCCGTAGATGTTGATGCCCACGATCAGCTCTCCGCCATCCACCATGGCCTTGTACTTAGGATCGGCCATCAGGGCATCCACGAAGGCTTGATTGACCAGCAGCACCGCGCTCATTGCACGGGCACCGCGGATGGCACGATCAGGACGCGACCCTTGCGGATCTGGGTCTTGGCCCGGCCGGTGCGCGGGTCGGCCTCGAATGCGCCGCTGGGGAGCTGCACGTAGGTGATGACTTCGCCGGTGTCGCTGTCCGCGGTGATCACGTCCAGAACCTCTTCGCCATCCAGGAAGATCCGGTAGATGGCGGGGGTATCCCGTCCGACGAAGCCCGGATCTTTCGGGTTGGTGCTCACGCGCATGGTAGGTGCCCTTTCGCTCAGATGGATGGATGCTAGACCGATGCCTCGCGCAGGTCACGCGCTCGCTGGGCACGCGCGCAGCCGGCGCAGGTCGGCGTGAGATGCAGGGCTGCCGCCTCATCTTCAGCCGTGCGGAAGTTGCCGCAGGCGCGTCCCTTGTCCCAAAACGCATCCATGTGCGGCCCCGAGGGCTCGCGCAGCGTGGCGGTCCAGCAGGCCGGGCGATCCTCGGGGGTGTGCATCATCGGCTCTTGGGGTTCTCGATCCCCAGGACGGCCAGCGTGTCGCGCAGGTAGGCCCACACGGCGGGCGCCCGGCGCCGCAGGTCGGCGAAGCCCGTTCCCACGCCCATCACGGGGAAATGGACCGTGCCGCCCGCCTGTAGGTGCTCATGCAGCCGCTTCAGCATCGGCGAGAACGCCGTGGTCATCGCGGGCAGGTCGGCATCGCTGAAGAACGCGCGCTCTTCCATGCTCGGCAGCCGCTTGGTGGGGATGCCCACGGCGTTCGGCTCGCCGCGGCATTCCTTGGCCTGGCCGCCGAGCCCGACGCCGGCCAGGTTGTCCCCGAAACACCACAGCACGTCGGGATCGGCCTGGATATCCTCCCGGCGGATGACCTTCACATACTTGACAGGCACGCTACCACCCCATTGCCTTGGCGACGCGCTCGGCCTCGGCCTTGCGCTTCGCATCATCATCCATTTCGGACGCGCCCGGCGGTGTCGGCTCTGGCCACACCTTCACGTCCCCCACATAGACTTCCTCGACCGTGTGAGGGCCGGGGATGCCCGGAAGCCGGCCGGTGCGCTTCAGCTCACGCCTGATGGCCTCGTTGATCACCTCGGACCCGCGGCCGATCTCCCTTGCATCGCCCACGGTGATGGAAATGTCCACACCTCCGGCTGCGTTCGGCGTTGACTTGGCCTGGACGCGCTCACCATCAGGCAGCAGCACGGGGAACCCGCCCATGTCGGCCAGCACAGGGAACCGCCGCTTGCCCCGGCTGTCGAACTGATCCGCGGGATCGACGCACAGCCCTTGCGCCACCGCGTCTTCCATCGGCATCACCTCATCGGCGCCAGGCCCGGCGAAGGCGCCGCACTGGCAATAGATGCTCTCGGCGTTACCGGGCGGCGGCGGCGTCAAGTCGCTCCAGTCCATGGCGCTCTCGCACCGGCAGCACCACAGATCGCGGGCCATCACTCGGACCCTCCCGAGCTGGAGCTATCGCTGCCCGCGCTCCCGCTGTCGCTGGAGCCGGTATCCCAGCTCCCCGAGGCGCCACCCCCACCGGACTCGCCGCCGCCGCCAGTGAAGCCCTCTGGCGCGGCTGGCGATGCGCCGAGCTGTGGGCTCTCGCTGCTGCCGACCATCTCGGCCAGCCCCATCAGCAGGATCGGCGTCATGGGGTCTTCGGGGTAGCGTTCCGACATCGCCTTGTTCAGGCTCGGGTTATAATAGGTCGGCTGCCGCAGGTCGCTCGACGCATACGCCCTAGACTGGCGGCTGGCCGGCGCGCCGTGGCGCACGAAGCGCAGATCGGGTTCCGGCTTCGGGATGGGCGGGTGCCAGTGAGCGATGCGCTGGTTTCGCATCTCTGGCGTTTCGCGGCGCTGCGGAATGATCTCGTCGCGGATGCGCCGGTGCAGCAACAGGGCGGCTTCCTGGTGCTCGCGGATCTTGCGCATGGAGCGCGAAACCGCGTAGCCGACGCCCAGCGCCAGGGCGGCGAGGCCGCCGTAGAGGTACAGATCCATCTCGATCTCCTATGCAGTCATTGACTGCGCTTGCGCAGCTCGAATTCCGCCTTCATCGCCCGCGCTTCCAGCGCCAGGCTGGTGACGCGCTCGACCCCCAGCGTGCGCTGGAGGTGGTCGTTGGTGAAGGCCCATCCGCGGCGCTCGACATCGCAGGATCGATGCACCTCGGCGATGTCGGTGTTGTAGCGGTATTGGGCCGCCCATATGGCGCCGCTGGCCAGCAGCAGCGTTGCCATGGCCACGACGGTCACGCCCCTGTTCTCTCTGCGTTTCATTTCTGTGCCCTCAATGCGGCGCGGATGATGGCCCTCATGTCGATCACGCCGTCGATCTGAGACATCTCCTGATTGACATAGAGGCCGGGGCTGTAGGTCTCTTGCGGCGAGTTGCGCGCCGCCTCCCAGGCCGCGTCGAGCATGGCCTGGGTCACCTCGGGTTCTGCCGGAGGATCGGGCTCCCGCTTGAGGCAGCAGCCCTTGGCGTCGCTCCATTTGAGGCAGCGGCAGCGCAGGCCGCTCATCGCCGCGCCGCCAGCCGCCGGGCTTGCAAGCCGCAGCGGAACGCCTCCCACTCGCGATCATGCCATTTCGGCTGCCGCCGCCGGCCGAAGCCCGAGGCGAGGTAGCTGCGGAAGGCGCGCTCGATGTCGGCCGTGGCGAAGCTGATCCGGGCGGTGCCGCGGTAGCTGTCCAGCGCCTCCTGCGCCGCCTTCTCACTGCCGTACATGGCTATCTGGCCGGTGGCCGGATCTTGCCACCACACGCCATCCTGCATGGCCCTGATTCCCCAGGCGATGCGCGGCTTGGTCTGCAACACAGCCACGACGGGCGCATAGCCGCGGGGCTCAGGCAGCTCGCCAGGCTCATCTCGCACGTGCTCTATCGCCTTGTCGGGGTCGGCCTTGCGCCAGTCCGGCCAATCGCGCACCTTGAGCGAAACCATGCGCTGCTGCCACAGGGCCACGATGCTGGGCGCGTCCATGCCGAGCCGGCGCAGGTAGGAGATGCCCAACATGATCAGGTCGATCGGTTCGGTGCGGTCGGTCGGCGCGTCCTCGATCTCCTTCACCTCTTTCCGCATGTGGTCGCGGATGCCGGCGAGGGTCTGGTTGGGGCCGAAGGTGTCCGTCTGCCAGGACATGATGTCGACGAGGAA